CTAAATCACCTGTACCATCTGGTGTAATTGTAATATTGCCATTTGTGTCAGTTGATGTAATAGCATTGCCATTAACTGCAATATTGTCAACTGCTAAATCACCAGTAACATTCAAGCCACCAGTAAGATTTAAGTCTGTACCATCCCAAGTAAAGTTTGCATCATCTTCCAATGCACCACTTGTGCCTGCAATAACAACTCTATTGTCAGTCAAATCACTAACAATTGCACTATTGACTGTTAAGTTAGTGCCATCATACGTGAAGGTTGCGCTATCTTCAAGTGCTCCTGAAGTACCAGCAATAACAACTCTATTGTCAGTCAAATCAGTAACAACTGCACTATTGACTGTTAAGTTAGTGCCATCATACGTGAAGTTTGTGTCATCTTCAAGTGCACCACTTGTGCCTGCAATAACAACTCTGTTATCTGTCAAGTCACTGACTGTAGCAGTTGCAATAACAACTTCACCACTGCCGTTTGGTGTTAGGTTAATTGCACCGTTTGTATCTGTACTACTCATTGTGTTACCGTCGATCTGAATGTTATCAATATCGAGCGTACCGGTTACGTCAAGTGCGCTTGCAGTAAGTGTCCCTGCCTGTAAGTTTGCGTAACTTGTTAGTGTAACGTTACCTGCCGTTAAACCTGCTTCACTTGCTGTGACAGCTACGACAAACTGGTCTGCTGACTCGTCCCATAATATGGCAACGTTGTTGTCGTCTCCCCTTTCAACAACGATACCTGCATCAACTGTGCCTGATCCAGTTGCTCCTTTTGAAAGCAATAGAATTGGATCTGCCACTGTTGTGTTAGTTGAATCAACTGTTGTTGTGGTCCCGTTAACTATTAAGTTGCCAGTAACTGTTAGATTCGAACCATATGTTAAGTTGTTTTCTAATTTTCCTGCGGTAATTGCTAAATCTGCAAGTTTTGCAGATTCGACTGCTGAATCAGAAATCTGATTCGCTTTAATTCTTGTAACAGCCATTTGTTTCTCCCTAATTTTTAGCTAAAAATTCAATCTACCTCATCTGAGTATAGATAGTAATATTATTTACCAAAAAAGTCCAAAATGGTTCGACGTTGCCAATTTAGCAAATAGCGTATTATTATGGGAGAATAATTATTTTAGGTTAAGTAAGAGCATTGCACTCTTCACATCAGTATTTAGTTAATTAGTGAAAATTTACCCAAACACCGTTTGCATACCCCTGAAATTTGTTATCAGACGTATTGTAAATTACCCATCCGTTTGCAGGACTCAGTGCGTTCCTAGCAGTAGTGGTCATGTTAGCGACTCTTACTGCTGTTGCAAATGCAGTAACAGTATCGGTCATTGTTGCGACTTCTGTGCCAGCGGCATCAAAACGTATTGTATCCCCGTCTGCTGTTTCTTCAGTCTGTATTTTTGTGTCATTGTCTGCATCTTTAATAACACTACCTGGACTATAAGCAGTACTAAGATATCGTACTTCAATAACGTCGCCTGACCGGGGTGCTTCTGTGTATGTTAGTGTGGTTCCTGATATTGAAAATGCTGTCGTTGCTACTTGCACAACACCATTGTGTGTTATAAGCACATCGTTAGTTGTTGTTGATGCACTCAGTGTAAAAACTACTGTACTGCTGTCACCAGCAAAAGTATCTAACGTATGACTACCTGTGGCAGGGGCCAAGTCTTGCCAATCACTGCCATCGTAGTATTCTAAATAACCAGTAGAAGTATTAACACGTATATCACCTGTACTACCACTTGGTCGCTGTGCAGTAGTCCCTGAGGGCACAGTTAATGCATTAGTGCCATTGATTATAACTTGACCAGTTCCGTTAGGATCTAAACCTATATCGGAGTTTGTTACAGCACTAGTTAAAGTTGTTTGTGGTGACCCACTTGTGGTGAAGTCACCAAAGTCAGTTGCGTTCAGCCCAGTGCCTATGTTTCCTATATATCTTCCGCCACTTATGTAAACACTCTTGCCTGAAAAACTAATGCCGTTGGGTAAGTTATCACCAATAAAGTGCAGTACGCCAGACTGATAATCGAAGAACCATTCGTCATCATTGCCTGAACCAGTTGCAAATACTTGGTCGCCGCCTGATGCTCCTGCGGCATCACTAGCAGTATGAATATAAATTTTTGCTTGATACGTTGACCCAAACTCCGGGCTAATCCAATTAATTAATCCTGTTTTCCAAGTTCTATTGGCAGTAGATGTGCCATCAAGAGTACACTCACTCGGTGCGCTTGTTGGGTATACTGTAACTACGCTTGAGCTACTACCTGGCAATGTGGCGGGAATATTTCCACTTTGCGACCACATTGTATCAAACCGCATTAACAGCGGGCTGGCTATCGCTTCGTTTGGTGCTTTTTTGTTAGCGTTTGTGTCTGATTTAGTTGCTGAGTAACCTAGTTTCTTCCACAAGTAATCAACTTTTTGTGTATCTGATATAGCCATTAGCTTGCCACTCCTACGCTGAGTGCTGTGACACTTTGACCACTTGTTAATGCTATTCTTACCAACACAACATTGCCTGTTGCGTTCGTGCCGTTCTCACTACCAAGTGTCATTGTATAACCACCACTAAGTGACGTGCTGGCAGCAATTCTATCGCCAGATGTAAACGCACATCCATTAGATCCATTACCACCACTGCCTGTGTTAGAGCCCGGTACACCTGAGCCGCCATACGTTGTACTTGCGTCTAGCCAGCCGTTAATCCCTGACGCTGAATCAATACCAGTACCCGGTGCCGCTATCCATAACCCTGCAATGCTTGCACTTGTTATGTTAATGTCAAAGTTTGCCATTGTGGTACGTCTAAATGCAAATGTAAAGTATTGTGTTCCGGTGTCACTGCTTCTGTCTGGGCCTACTGGAAGATATCCTGAACTATAATCTGTAACATCATACTTCAAAACACCTAATCTAATAGTTGCTTCTTTTGTGCCTTCAACACCAAGGTCGCTTGCTTCTGTGTAAGGACTGTTTGTGTAGAAATTGGTTGAGCCAGTGTAACTTGGGTTGTCTGTTGTAGCGGCACTAAAATCGAATACCCTAACACCATCATCGTCAAATCCTGCTCCTAAATCGTCAGACACTGCAACAGCGATCTCACTGATACCACTTTGTGCTGACTTGTGTACTTGTACGTTGGTTGTGTTTGCACTGTAACTACCTACACCATTACAGTTCCTCGCACGTACCTGAACTCTGTCTATTGTTCTTACTGAACTGGCTGTAATAGGAATAGTTAAGTTACCTATTGTGTATGCTCCGCCAACCCCTGTGTCTGTAACTGGTATACCGACCGACAACATAGTACTTGCGCCATCTATATTGCTATAGCTGTAATCAGTATCGGTTGTTCCTGCACTTGATGTGCCTTCTTGATTTGATGCAGAATCTACTTCAACAGGATTAGACACATCCGAATATGCTTGTCCTGTCAGGTTGCTTATTTGTACACTGCTCAAAACAACTGTTGGCGATCCTGAATTGTAATATGGAATACCCGAAATATATCGTTTAGTTCCACCTGTGCCTTCAATTAGCGTACCTGCGGACACTATACTTGGTACACTTGTAATATCATCATATACAACACTTACATAATTTGTATTACCTGTTGCACTGTGTTCAAGTCTCTGATCATTAACACCCACAGTATAACTGCTAAGTGCTTGTGTAATTTTAGCGTCAAATGTTTGATAGAATCCTGTTGGATACGTACTTGAGCTGATGCTATCGTGTGCATCAAGTTGTCCACTAACAACAAGACTTGTAAACGTTCCATTTTCTCCTGTTGATGTGCTAAATGCTTTGCTGCCTGTAGTAACACCGTTAATACTAGCACTTAGTGTTCCTGATGCTCCGTTATAAGCATTGTCTACAACACTTGTATCAATAGTACCTGAGGTGTACCTTCTTGCTGTGGTAGTTTGCAGACTTGCACCTGCACTTAGAGGATTTGAATCACTGTTGTCTGTAAAGGAAGCACATAGTTTTGGACTTGTTCCTTGTACACTGTCAGACAGTGTGATTGACTTTGTGCTTAAATTAGCCGGTGTTGAAGGCACAGCGTTTAATGTAAATGTTATACTACTATCAGTATCTGTTTGTAACGTAATGTCTGGTTGGCCATTTGCAGTAAAACTTAAATTATAGTTGTCTGTTGATTCGCCTGCATAGTTATGATCTAATGTTGCTCCTATACTACCTGACGCTGATCCATCTTCTGTGACGGTATCGTTTGTGCCACCGTCTGCCCAATCGTATTCATAATCATCACCATTTTGTGATGTATTAGTTGCACGTACTAGCGCACGATTGTTGCCACTTAAATCTGTAAAGTCATACAAGTCATACTGGTTGTCACCATTTCTATCACTAATTGTTACTGCTGTTGCCGCAATGTTTGCTCTAACATCTGGCTCTACGTGTACCGTAAATGTTGAACTAATAAACGGTGAACTAGTATGGTTGCTAATAACTCTTAGGTTACCAGTAAAGTCCTGCGCTGTTCCATCTGCTTGGTCACCTGAGCTTAACGCAAATGTGTGGCTAATTGTGCCACCAGTATCTCCGCTACTTCCTGATCCAACGTTTACTGTATTATCGGATGTGCCGTCACCCCATTGATACTGGTATTGGATACCATATGTTGCAAAACTACCAATTGAGCTTTCTGTATTATTAGTAAACGTAATTGGTAATCCACTTGTTCCTTCTTCGTTAACGCCCGTAGATGCACTTAACGACACTGTTGGGGTATGTGTGTCATAAATTTTATGAGCAGTATTGTCACTTGTTGGTACAGATGCAGGCAATGCCGTGCTGTGACTATCCAATGTAAGTGTTACTGTTCTTGTTTGTTCTTGTTCTGTGCTGGCAGTAAATGTATGTGCTATTCTGGCGCCGCCTACTCCACCTGCAGATGCATCGCTCGATACTACATCGTCACTACTACCGTCGCCCCAGTCCCAAGTATACTGAACTGTTGCACCACTTGTGTTTGTGGTTGTATTTTCAAAGTAAACTGTGTCGCCATCGTCCCATTGTGTAATAGCACTCCCACCTGAGCTTGCTGTATAGGCCGCAAAAGTTACAACAGGATCTGCTGTGTATATAATAATGTATGATGTACGTGTCTTACTTGTTTCGCTACAAGTACCACTACCACCATTATTATATGCTCTAACAGTAATATCGAATGGTGATCCTGAATTAGTAGCATAAGTGTGCGTTGGCGTTGAATCAGTTTGGTTTGAGTCGGTATCGCCATCGCCCCAGGTAATGTCATACCTATTAGGATTCCCGGCAGTAATAATAGTTAGCGTAACTGATGTACCAGCACCACCTGATGTTACATCAGCAGTAAAGTCCATGTTAGCAACGGCTGTGTTGTTAATAATATTAAGCATACACTCGTTGGTGTCATCATGTGCATTAGACAACAATGTAGATTCTGACCAAGTGTTAATTGCTCCATCAGACCATGAGCTATCTTCTGGAATGCCCAAATTTATAGTCAGACCGTCTGAACTAATAGATGTCCAGGTTAAGTTGCCGCTACCATCAGTTGTTAAAACTTGTCCATTGGATCCGCCTGTTACTGAAATATTACTATTAGATCCCAAGTCTAAAGCACCGCTTGTGCTTCGTATCTGACTGCCTTCTATAGTAACGTTATCGACTTGTAGGCTTTTGGTAGGACTTGCTTCATTAATACCAATGCGATTGTTAGTAACATCTAGGTATAATAAATCAGTGTCTACTGCAATATCCACACCTAAACGTTCTAGGTTAGATTTTAGCATGGCTCCTGATATTCTGCCAATTGCCATGTTTTATCCTTTACGCACTAGTACTATTGTAACCGTGCTGTACTATAATTGTATGCGTATCTGGTGGAGGACTCGTAAATGTAAGTGTGGTCCCACTTATTGTGTAAGCAACATCTGGGTTTTGGTGAACATTACCAACATGCACAATAATATCTTGCTCGTTTGCAACACTAATTGACATCGTGTATGCTGTGGTGGAACCGTCACCGGTAAATGTGTCTTTTGTGATAGTCACTAAGCCAACTACACCAAGTGTCGCCCATGCACTGTTAACATACATCTCCATCACGTTAGCTGTTGTATTGTAGCGTAACTGTCCGTTTATTGGCGCTGTAGGTCGATCAGCTGATGTTCCTACCGGTATCCTAATCGCACCAGCACCAGCACCAGCAACTTCAGGATTCTTTACGTATTTTCCTGGTTTAGCCATTATACGCTCACATAACTTACTGTTGCAGTTATAGCCGAGCCTGCGTCAGCAATGGCAATAACTTTGTCGCCATTATCAAGAATTATCCTGTCACCAGATAATATATATGTGTCGGATGCAGTAATTGCAACATCTTTAATAATAATAGTAGTATTATCGGCACTGTCTCCGCTAGGTACTACGTATAAAGATATAGTCCTACCTGCACCGCTATAGTTACAAAAATACATGGTTATAGCACAAGTCTCTCCGGTTGAGGTGTAAATGTCTGTATTGGTAGCACCTACTGCTGTATTTTCTATTGCCATTCTATGTTCCTATTAAAAAATTAATCCGTATAATCTAGCTCTCTTATTTGAGGCTACTTCGTCTGTTCTTGTAGCGTTTGCTACATATAATCCTGTTTGCCCTGCACCCGGATTCTTTGCATAAACAAAAGTATGTGTTGCTACTGCTGAGGGATCGCTCCCTACTTCCAATAATTTTAGTTCACTTGCTACTTCCAGTTTACCAGTGCCATTAGGATCAATAACGACATCCTCGTTGGATCTTGAACTAGTAATATTAAAACCGTTAATGTCTAAATTACCGCCTAGTTGGGGCGTTGTGTCTTCAACAACGCTGGCAATACCTGCACCGCCTACCGTAAGAACAGTGGCTAATGATCCTGTTCCGTTATCAACTTGCCAGGTGTCCGATGTTTCATCAAAAACAAATTTAGCGTTTGTTAAAGATCCTCGTTCAACTTCAATACCACTTGTTCCAGCAGTAACGCCCGCACCAGCCTCGCCACTATTAAGCGTAATTGTGTTATCTGATACTTCTGTGTTAGTTGTTTCAACAGATGTAGTTGTTCCCGTAACTGTTAGGTTACCGTTAACCGTAACTGTGTGTGTCGTAATAATAACATTATCAGTACTTACATCTACTGAACTTATATGGTAATCACCGGAAACTCGTTTGGTTGTGGACATTCTTTTTCTACCTATTTCAATGTATTTAGTACAGTTTTAAAGTCAGTTGTAGACATGTGTTGCAGGTTTTTTAAAGGACCAAGCTCTGGTGGCTCATATCCAGACTCTGAAATTACCCTAACAAACCTTGTATTTTTAAACTCTGTAGCTGTTTGATGTATCTGTTTTAACCAGTTACCGTAAAATGTTGCTCGCTCTTCCGATCTTTTATAGTGGTCAGTGCCTGCATATACATTATTAAACTTGGTATTGCTGTCAAGCCCTGCTAAATCAAATCCAATCATATACAAATAACTGTGCTTTGCGTGGGCGGCATAACTTAGTGCAACTTGTCCACTTGACCATCCATAATTGTATTCTATAGGTTTCGCTCCTGATCCTTCTTGTGGTCTTCTGGTATAGAATCTATTTGTGTTAGCATATCCTGATTCTTGTATTTCTTTAGCAATACCGTTATCAGTTGCTATCAGTACGTCAGGAACAAAGTCCCGGTATAGTGCATTACAGCCGTAGGTCATGCCTCGACCTCGTAGTGTATTAAGGTCTACATCTAGTCTGCTACGTCCGTTTCCGATAATAAATGCTATTGGTGTCATAAAAAAAGGCTACACTGTAATTATCACTGTAGCCTTTACTGTTAAAAAAATATTAACTGTTCGGTACTGAAACACTTACATTTGCTTCTGGTCCTGATGCGACTAATAAAGCCTTATCACCAACTGCAAATTGTGATCCTGTTCCAAGATTGCCTACATGAAAATGACGTCCTGTAATTTTACTTGCAAAGTAAGTACCACCGGCACTATCTGTACCAGTAATCTGACATTGTCCTTGTGCTAATGAACCATGCACTACTGATGTTAATTGCAGAGACTCGGTTCCATCACTATTTGTACAACGGAATTTCTTTGTTCCTTTTTGTAGAACTAGTGTTGTGTCTTGAACACTACCGCCTGTAATGTATGCTTTCATAACTATTTGATTGCCACTTAGAGCATTTGAACCAATTGGTAATGCTGTTGATGCTGATGCTACTTTAAGATTGCCGCCAACTGATTCGGCAGTTTTAATAGGTCTTCCCATTTGTTTTCTCCTTGTTAAGAAGTCCAATGCGAGTTCTAGTCGCTACGCTGTGGGAACAGCATAAGTCAGTTTGGACAGGAAAAATTTTCCTGTTTACCTAACTACTGAACAGTAGTATTTATAGATTATGAAGCCATAAGAAAGGGATCAAATTTCGATCCCTTAAATTGATGCTTACTTATTAGTAGTGTACAAATGCACGTAACAGAAACAATTTAAGCATACAAGCCTTATGATAGTCTTGTTGTGCATGAGCTCTACAATATCGAGTCCACAATGTCATGTCAACACCCTCCTTCTTACAGTTAGGTGCGTTCCTTCGGTAACCATTACCTACTTCCGTCTCTTTCGAGATGAACGATGATAATGCGTTCCTTCGACTAATAGTAAAGTCTACTTCCGGGCTATTGCCTGAACGTATATATATTTATACAGTAAGTCGGGAGTTAAGTCAAGTTATTTTGACTTACAGTTGTCACTGTGTCTATTGTACCAACCAAGTGAGATCTGCCTGTCACAATGTTGACAATAACGTTTCTCTCTGGGCTGTCCACGCAATAATTCTGCTTTTTTAGCGATGGTTTCTGCTGACTGCTTCTTTTAGCCACAAAAAAGGGGCCTTGCGACCCCTTCCTTGTATCCCATTCCGAACAGGAATTTTTTGTTGCGTTTTGACTTCTACAATTATGAGAAGGACAAATTGCTTATGGCAATTTCACCCAGATAATCGCCGGCGTTACCGAGCGATGAAGCGGAATTTGTGAGCTCTACGTATCCGTAGCGAGTCATAAAGCCAACTACTGGCTCAAACGTTGCTGGATCAAGAACAACTCCACTGCTCATTAATGGAATATATGGGCAATAGAAAGCCGCGGCATCTGCCTCGCTTGAACCCTTATAACCAACTAGAACTGCGGTTGAGTCACTTGCATAGCTATCAACATAAACTTTCATTGCGCCATTTAGTGTACCAACAAACTTAGTGTTTGTAGGTGCTTCAAATGTGCCTTCAGTTGTCCGTGCGAAAGCTGATGTTGTTGCACTCTGTAAAACTGTTAGTGCGGCTGGGGAAACAACTGCCCAGTTACCTGCACCACGTCTTGTTCTTTGTGCAATCTTGTTTGCTGTTCTGTTGATAAGAACTGCCAATGCGGCATGCTCGTCACCAACGTAAGTAGCTGTACCAGATACTGCTGCCTGGTTGTATGTTTCTTCAGTTGCCGCAAGGCTACGTAAAGAACCAAGTACTTCCTGGTCAATTTCAACAGTGATCTCTTGAGCTAATGCAGCCATAATCTCTGCTTCAACATCTAAACCGTGCATTGACTGTGCGTCTTGTGCGGCTTCAAATGTCCAACGAGCTGATAGCTTACGTGTTTTAGCTTCAACAACTTGCTTTAAGATCTGAACGTTGATCTTACGTCCTGGTGAACCTTCAAATGATGCTGTGCTGTCTGCACGACCAGTTGATGTTGAACCAGAGTATGCTGTGGCAATTTTGAATGGTGAAAGTGCTTCGTCACCTGATGTTGTGTTTGTATTAAACGGTGCACTTGCTGTAGATGTTGCTGTTTCAGCGTAACGCACACGTAATGTGTGAATCTGTGCAACTGGACCAGTCATTGGCTGTACTCCAACAATTTCGTTGGCAATAACAGTTGGCATAACTCGTCTAATTACGGGAAGAATAACTCGGTTAAGAGTTGCAACGTTACCACTAGTTGTTGCACCGCCAGTGGCGGATTCTGCTAAGTGCTTTCTTGTGTTTTCCAATATGGAAGACATTGTTGTACGGCGGGAACCTTGTAAACCTTCTAACAGAGCTTCTTTGGTCTCACCCCAACGGCCTTCTAGTAAATTATCTGACATTTCAGTTTTCTCCTAATAATAATTTATTAATTTATAGCCCTGCTAAACGCTTTAGTTGGATGATATTAGTGCCATCTTCCTTAACAACGTCTTTTGCAGTGATTTTATCACCAGTTACTACTTTTTTGTTCTCTGAAAGAACGTGCTTTGCGGCGTGTTCGATCTTGGAATTATTAAGTACTGCTGGCAAATACTTGTCAAATGCAGATCCAAGTTTATCGGTCTGCACTGATTCGAGCAAGTCACGCATTACCGTGGCTTTCTCTTTGTTTAATGTACTAAGTAATCCATTGAGTGTTTCTTTTCTCTCACTAGATTCCTTAATGACTTTAATTTCGCTCTTTGTAGATTCAACTAATTTCTTAGCTTCCTCTTGTGATTGTGTAGCTTCTGCAAGTTTCACATCCTTCTGAGCAATAATGCTCATAAGTTTTTTAATCTCCTGATTCTCATTTAAGTGAGTACCAGCAAATTCGCCTGCAAATGCTTCAAACAATCTACGCCCAAACATATTCTCACGAGCTGTTTGGATGTCTTCTTTGAGTTGAGTTAACTCAGACTCTAGATTTGTAGCAACTGTTTCTTTAACTAATGCGGAAGATCTAGCAACGAATTTAGTCTTAAGTTCATCTAACTTTTCCTTCGCTCGAGTAACAAGTCTGACCTTTGTTTCCACAATGGCTTTCTTGTCCTGTTCGAATTCTTTAAGTTCCTCAGCAAGTTGACGAATAACGAACTGCTCAACTTTGGCCATTGTACCAGCCATTGTCTTGCGGTCTTCACGTAACTCTTTGAGTTCATCGGTTAGTTTACCAACTAAGAAGCCTTTAAACTTATCTGCTGTTTCAGACATCTTTGTGTTGTACTTAACTCTATCTTCTGCTAATCTCTTCTTGTCTTCAGCGAATTCCTGAAGTTCTTTAGATAAAGACTCGTTGACCATTTTGTCTAAAGCCTCAACCATGACGGATTTGTCATGTTCATAGCGTTGCGAAAACTCTTCACGGAGTTCAGAACGAACAATTTCTTTAGCTTCAGAAAGTTTTGCTTCCCACGCCTCATTAATTGCTATCTCTGTTTCTTCGTTAATAATTCCGCTATCTAGCAATGGTTTGATTGCTTCTAACATACGGATCTCCTAAATTTTTAAGTTCTTAATTAAGCGTGTTACTTGCTCTTTTAAGTACTTCTGTACTTTTTGATTTGCACCGGCATCAGCTGCCATTTCGAGAACCTTGTGTCCGCCCCTCATATTCATCAACCCTTCATACACAGTTGTTGGATATGCGTTAGGAGCACTTGGTTGTGCAACTACATCTACTGTTACAATTTCAAAACCGCTAACGTCTCCTGATGATTCTGAGACCTGACCACTGCCTCTAGAACTTACACCAAGTTTGACGCCCGATTCTAACATAGTTTTTACTAATTGTCCCATTGGGGTTGGTAATAATTTTAATTTACCAAAACCATTAGGTCCGTCCATCCACATTTCAGTAATCATGTGGCTAACACGATCTAAGTTAATTTTCAAATCATCTGGATGGTCAACTTCGCCTAAAACGGAGTAACCACCCTTAATTTGTTCATTGACAGTACTGACTGCATTAGAGATTTCTGAAACAGGATAAATTCGTTTATTTTCATTCTTAACACCACCCTGAATGAAAATACCTTTCATAAACATATCTTTACCATCGTCAGAGCCTTCTGTTACCATACGGGCCGCATCAAATGTTAAATGTTCTTTAAGTAATGTCATTGTTTATCCTTAGTTAACTCTAATTACTCACCTGTCTTAGCGGCAGGTGCTCTTTCTAAAGGTGCTTTGCCACCAGCGGTATTCTTGTAAGACTTACCTGGTGCGACCTTAGGAGTAGAACCACCGTTTTCTTCACCGGTAGGATCAACTGCTTTACCGCCCATGTCGTTCTTACGAGCAACTGGTGATGTGACAGCTTCTGAATTATTAGCAGGCTGAGCAACTTTATCAACATATTCTCTAACAACTTCATGTTCTTCTACTGACTCTTCTTGGTCGCCCATGTTACCCATATCCAGTTCCATGTCCATTTCAGGCTCTTTGTCGCCGTCATCGTCCAACATGGCATCAAATTCAGCTTTGAGTTGGTCTAATGCGTCTTCAAGATCCATAACTCGATCTTCAATTTCTGGCTCTGACTCTTCTGACTCTTCTGACTCTTCTTCGTCGTCCATGTCCATCTCGTCGTCTTCTTCACTGATACCTTCTTCATCAGCTTCGATAGCATCTGACATGTCATCCACTGTTTCTTCTTCAGAAAAATCGTCTTCGTCAATTAGATTCTCATAGATGTCACGACTAGTTTGAACTACGATATCATGGAAGAGTGCTTTTGCCTTATCCTCTTCTTCGTTGATGATATATTCAATCAACTGTTCATACTTTGTACTCATGCGAAGTTACTCCTATAGTAGTATTATAGTAGTATTTAACGGAGGTGCAGATTTACACTGCAAAAAGGAGGTTTTTTGGGTAGTTTTAGTGTGAAAACACTAAAACAAATAACTTTTTGCTATTACATTGACTGTGGTGCGGGCTTATATTGTTGCCTAACGTCTTCTATTTTTTTAGATTTTTCAATTTTTTTAACGTCCCTTATATTCCTGAGCTTATTTAATTGTGCCAATGTGAGCCTGGTCTTACGTAAGTCACTTAGTTTATAAACGCTGTTATCATCGTTATTACTAGGGTAACTTTCGCCTTCATCTTTCTTTAAGAATTCGTTTAGTAACATAATAGTATTATTTATTATTGTCTGACCGGAACCGGACTTGCAGATGCTTCTGGGCCTGCTGGTACGTCTACGTTAGCTTCTGGATTCTCTTCTGGTACCTCTGGAGGAGTCGCTACTTCTAAGTCAGCGTCAATACCTGCTGGCGTAACGCCAACACTACGTAATCCTGCGTCCATACCTGGTACAGCATCTGTACCATTTTCTTCTTTCCAGAGCTCTTCGTTATCACGCATTTCTTCTTCACTAAGACCCAAGAACCGCTGTAACATAAAGCGTTTACTTAAGTAGGGCACTGCTTCTAAATTAGAGAACGCATTAATACGGGTGTTATCTAGCTCTGCTTGTCTGTTTCTACTGAAGTTTTGTGGTTCGTTAAAGTGTAAATCAAATAAACTGTTGTCTATGTTGATGCCACGCCAACGCATAAACATCTTAAACTCTGTGTCAAGTTTTTCGACAACCATGCGCTGTAGACGTTTACAATACTGATTAAACCTCCATTCCTGAATAAGTGCAGTACCTACACGCCCATCGCTTACAGATTGTGAACCATCTTCTGGACCAGTTGGCAAATAACTGCTAGGAATACGTAGGCCTCTAAACAACTTGTTTGTAAAGAAACGCAAGTCGTCGATCTCGCCTAGGTTCTGCCCACCTGGTAGTGTTTCTACTTTAGACCCACGACCTTCTCCGGTCTGTGGGAAGAAATAGTCTTCGTTAATACTGAGTGGATTATATGTGGCATCCATCATGTTAGTGCCGCCACCAGTTTGTGTTGGTATTCTACGTTGATGTATCTCGTTTTTAACACGCTCAACAAATGCCATAGCCATATGTGCTGGCATGTTACCCACATCAACATAAAATACTCTACGCTCTGGGGCTCTTTGTACCCTGTATATAATAATAGCGTCTTCAAGTAGTTCTTTCTGCTTAAAGACTTTAAAAACGTTCTCTAAAATGCTATTTCCAAAGGGCCAATTAACATCTAACCCCTCTGTCAGACTAGTGTGTACAACGTGTTCAGCATTAACAACAGACTCGTTTTGTGCATTAGTAAAACGTGAGCCACCGCTACCATAAGGTGCATTGGGTTGTATGTAAGCACCATTAGGACCACCTACTTGTGGGCGGTTGGTATATACATCGCTGGTGGTAACTGCTGAAACTGTTAAGTTCTGAAAGTTAGGGTTTAGGTCTTTAACAACATACTGCTCTGGTCTTTTGCCGTCGCTTTCGTTAACAATGACCTTAACAATCTTTGACATCTCAACCCAGTACATTTCAAATGTTTCTGGATCTCTAACAAATACCTGGTCACCGTACTTTAACACGTTCCTAAACATCTTAAACATACGTTGGTCTAGTTTGTTTAGACTACACCAGTTTTGCAGTTGTTCTTTAATAATTTTAATTTCGCTATCACTAGGCGTTTCTTTGAATACAAGGTCAAAAGCAGTGTTGTTTTCAATATTCTTCTGAGTACAGAACTCTGCGATAGTGTCTAGAGCCGCATTGACTTCAGAGTCCATGTCCATTTGCTCGTACTGAGAATAACGCTCAACACGATTAGGGTGTCCGATATAAACTTCAGGTAGTTGGCTCTGATAGTTACGGAATCCAGGGGTCGGTTTAGCAGATTCTGAAATGTACCCAGTATCTACGTCATTGCTTATTTTAAAATATTTTTTCCAAGCCATAAGATAATCTTTTTTTATATTATATATTTATAGTAAGTTCGTGTAGAGAGAATTAACTCAATGCTTTAACCATTCGTTGACCAGTTCTATTGCCCTGCTTAAGGGTGTCTAATATTTCACTGTTTAAAGCCACAGACTGTTCCATTAATGATGCTAGGTTGTCATTAGTGGGCGTCTTTAATTCCATACTTTTTAACAGTGCAGTTACGCTCTGATCAAAACCACTTGTGTCTAATGTTACTGGTATAGATTTACCGTCGGGCAGTGGAACAACTGCTTCAGTTCCGTGCAATGTGGCTCTGTAACCGGTATCTGGGCCTTTAGCAATGCCGCCTGTACTAAGGAAATAGGCGGTGTCGTCGACACCGTGATCGGCTGTGTTAGACACTTTGCCCCCATCAGACTTGGAGACGTCGGTTGCTAACAAATATTGTTTGTGCAATTTATCTATCTTCTCTGGAGTAAAGCCGGATCCTAGTACGTCCACAAAGTCATTAGTAAATCCAGTCAGTTTCTGCACCATCTTTGTACGTGATTCTTCCAATGCTTCCGCCAGATCTGAGAACGCTGTAGCTATCTTAAGGGTGTTATCAATCATCGTTATGGAATTGTTTTCTGACTTCACACGCATTGCTTGTTGTCTTGCGTCTTCAGCGGCTATCAGAGCTGTACCACCTTGTTCTGTCAGAACAAGGTTCCGTAATGCTGTGTTAAATTCGTCAACCAACGTGCCTGTTTTGGCAACTGTGTCCCTTGTTGCCACAAAGGTTGCGCCTAGGTCTTGTATAAATGCGTTGTCTGTCAGACCTGCCAGCATTGCTAGGCTACCCGAGGCATCTCTGCCTGCTTTAATTTCGTCTTTTTTCTCGTCAAAAGCCGCACGAGATTGTCTTTGTGCCTCTTCAACACTGCCTGTAAAACCTTTGGTACCGTCAATTGCGTTTTGGCTAGCCTCCCCTAACGCTCGGTTCATCATCATGGTCTTACTGGCTTCTGCTGTTATTACCCTGCCGTACACTGCTTGCTCTATAGCAACTTTTTCAAATGCAGGTCCGTATTCTGCGGCGGCAGTAACTGCTTCTTGTAATGCGGCTGCTTCAGCAAGTTTGCCTTCAATAGTTAACTTTTCAATTTTAGCGGCAAACTGTGCTTGATTAAGTCTTGCTGAACGTTCTGCTTGTTGTTGTTTGGCGTTTTCACCTGTTATAGCTGAGATAGCCGCCAGGTTCTTTTGGTACTTTAATGTTTGTGTGGATAGTTCACCTGTTTCATAGCCTTGCCTACGACCCAGTAAACGCTGGTTGTTTGCGTATTCTGTCATTGCTTCCGCCATGTCATCTTGGCTTAGACCCATTGCAACAAAAGTCGCCCTAGTTGTATTTCCTTCCCTGTTAAGAACACTAAACTCTGTCTGCAATGCAGATGCCGCTCTTGAGGCACCGCCAAACACAGTACTAAGACTTTTTGCATTTGTGGTTAGCATTCTGCTAAATTGGTCACTGGTTAGGCCAGCCTTACCGGCCTCCTGACTAAATTTTTCCACATCCAGTGTTAACGCTCCAAAACTACCAGTTAGGTTCTGCATTGCTTTAAAGCTCTGACCTATAACTTTCATGTTGAGATCGTTATTCGCTTTAACTACGTCCATTCCTGCGGCAACTGCTTTTCCTGTGGCAGTCAATAAACTGCCTATTATAGGTATATCTTTCGCAAGTGCGGCAAATGGCCCTAGAGTTGATTTAACAGCATCTTCAACATACGCAAATTGTTTTGTTATGCCAGTGTTCATGTTAGCGAACACATCTTCTGTATCGTAAATCTGATTTTGAAAACTTAGCATACTTTGTGTTAGACGCATCTGAACACCAATGTAGCCCATTACTGATTGTGCAAGTGCATTGATGCCTGCGGCTAAAGGACTAACTCTTCCTGTTAGTCCTCCGAACGACCTGCCTAAATCAGAGACAGTCTCTTCGGCTGATTCAGCTGTTAGACCCAACCGTTGTAACGCTTGGCCCAACTGTTGTGCAGTTAATCCTGCGGCATTACCACTTCTTGCCATTTCATCAATAGCTGTCCGTAGTCGGTTAAGTTCTTCTGGAGTCATAAATTACCTGGTTAAATATAGTTATATTTATCGAGGAAAAAATGCATGTCAAATCCATTATCAAAGTTCTTTAGACAGCCGTCGCTGTATATTGATTTGCCCAGCGGTGGTAAGTACTGGCCCGCAGGCACCATAGAACTCGACGACAACGGTCAACTGGCAGTTTACCCTATGACAGCTAGGGACGAACTAACACTTAAAACACCAGACGCACTAATGAATGGACAAAGTGTTGTGGACGTTATTAAAAGTTGCTGTCCAGGAATTAAAGACCCTTGGCAGATGCCTGCTATGGATACCGACTTTATTCTTATATCTATAAGAATTGCAAGTTACAGTGAAAACATGGAGTTCTCTGCAACGTGTCCTGAATGTAAAGAAGAGAGTCCGTACGAGCTACACCTACCCACGGTGTTAGATGGAGTTAAGGCTCCCAACTATGCAACACCGTTATACCTAGACGGCATGGAAGTTTATCTAAAACCACAGACTTATAGACAAAATAACGATGCTGGACAGCGTATGTATCAGGAGAAACGTCTCTTAGACACAGTTAACAGTAGTGACTTAGACCAGGAAGCCAAGTTACGACAGTTTAAGGAAATCTTCAAGGACGTTACAAATATCAATCTTGCTAGTGTAGCAACTCATGTGAGTAGTATTGTTACATCAGAAGGCGAAGTTACAGATTTGCGTTTCATCAATGAGTTCCTAGACAATACCCCTAAAAAATCCTGGGACGCTGTACAAAAATATATCACAGAGATCAATGACGTAGGCAAACTGCCAGACAATCAATTAACCTGTGATAGTTGCAGTCACGAATACAAGGTGCCGATTGTGTTTGACTACTCGGCTTTTTTCGAATAAGGCTTTTGACGTTAACTGATCAAGAAGTAGTAGAATATCTAAATAGTTTAGATAAAGAATCAAAAGCCGTAAAAAAAGATCTACTTAAAATGTGCTGGTATATGAGGGGCGGGCTAACCTATGATGAAGCCTTTTACCTGGGCACACATGAGCGTGCAATTATCAACGACATAATTAAAGACAATCTCGAAACCACAAAAAAATCAAAGCTGCCTTTCTTTTAATATGAAACCAATAGTATTTGTAGGGCATAGAAGCAATTTACACGACATCTTGTTAGTATGTAAGGACACCGGGCGTCAAGTAGTAGGACTCCTGGATCAGTATTTTTACGGTAACACCAACGATGTCTGTGGCGTTCCTATAATAGGTGCAGACTCTATGTTAGAGGATAAAGCATTTGTCGAAGATCATGATTTCTTCCTTACGTCATGGTGGGACGGTAATGACAATCTTAAAAATCCAGAACACTCAGGAGATAACTTACGTAAGACACGCATCAAGATGCTAGACGACCTAGGTATCAAGTGTACTAACCTCATGCATCCAGACTGCAAACAGTTAGACAACACCAAAATAGGTCATGGTGTCGTCGCTATGCCGTTCTCAGGCATAAGTCATAATTGTGTTGTGGGAGATTACTCTGTAATTGATTGGTATACGTATATAGGACATGGATGTAAAATAGGCAGGAATGTTATTGTGGGTGCTAGATCAACCCTAGGAGGAGACATTGTCGTCGAGGATAATGTCAGAATCGGACTCAGTGTTACTATAACAGAAGGTCATGAAAGACAAATTACCATACACAAGAACGCTAAGTTATGGGCTGGTGCAGTTGTCTTTGATTCAATTCCAGAAGACTCAAGTTATACACATAACCATCGAGTACTTAGGAGACTTACTACGTAAGTCTATTGTTTTCACTAACGTTCAAACAATCTTTTTTTAAACTTTAAGATTAATAATTGCTTTTACTGGTATCATCTAGATGTGAGCCATACTTCTCCTATTGCTAGGAGAAATAATAGACATCATCTGAGTTTAGTCCATACTAATTAAAAGAGATTTCTTTTCAGAACAGAGGCGGTTGCCCGGTACCCCTTACTCTAGCTTCATGCAACGGTAGTCTGCAAGTCGTAATTAGCCAACTTACAGTTACTCCTAGGTTGTATCTGTTTCACAGAGCCTAGATCATTTAGTTTTTATACTTAAATGCCTGTTTGCCGTCCCGTTCCCAAGTCTATTCTTGGGAGTTCCATGCGTCACCGCAATCACCTCATAGGACACAGAGAAAACACTCTGCATTAGTGGCTAATGTTAAAGTTTAGTTTTTATGTTTAAGTCCTCAATTAAAAGACCTTTTACTGAGTTACCACCAAGTCTAATGTTGATAATACCGTTATAGTTGTTTTCCTTTAACAGTACACCTTCTATAAATTGATAATACGTTTCGCAGTAGTTGGTTTCGCCTCGAGTTTTACAGAGCCTGATTATTTCCCGTGTGAACTTCTCTTTGCCTAGTTTGTCTATGTCTGCCTGTAGATTTTGACTGGATCCCCAATAAGTTTTCCAATCTGTTTCCACTGTTGATCTTCTTTTGTTTTTCTTGCCTTTTAAGGGAGGTCGTTTCTTAATGGTGTGGAAGAACTTCCTACCTATATAATCGTGCCCGTTAGTTGTGTTTGTGATTCGATATACAAAGCCATAATATTCGCCGATGTCTTCTGATTGAAACTCGTTTTCTTTATAAATCCAAGGATAATCATATGCCATTATACTAATTTATCTTCCGTGACTGAGTGACAAAAATATGTTATTTCTTTTATCAATATGCCAATGATCTAATTGTATTATACGGTGTCAACGTCATTATTGTAACTGGTAAATCCATTTTCCTTAACAACGTTCAATACATTATTAACTCGACCAGCTAGTTCGTCTTTGTGTGATATTAACCACACTGCTTTGTTGCCTTCTCTAGCCATCTTTTTAAGTATTGCTAGACTACTCTCAACACCCATACCGTCCATGCCGTGGTCAATAACCTCGTCAATAAACAATACGTTAATAGGCTGATATAAACTTTCCCATACGTCTCGGAAAGCCCAACTTAAACTTAATATAAGTCTATTGCGTTCTCCACGTGATAGGTTATCAAAGTCTAAGTCTCTGCCCAGTTCCTGTATGTCCACGGTTAAGTCGCTTAAGAAGGTTACCTGGTGCGGTAGTCCAATCTTATCTAAGTAATAACTTAGTCTAGCATTTAAGTATGCCAAGTTCTGATCAATAATTGTTTTTCTAATAAAACTGTCTTTGTTGGTTAACAGTTTTAACAAGAAGTCCTGGTGTTCCAGTCTTCTATTGAATTCATTAATTATGTTATAGTTAATCTCTCGTACAGCAGTAGTCTTCATCTCCTGAATTTGCCCTGTATAAAGATTAGACTCCTGTTGCTTTTGCTTAAGTTGTGTTTGTAGCGTGTCGACTTGTTGTTTGTGATTGTACGCATCGTCTATGCTGTCGTAAAACGTTGGAGGACAGTCCTCCAGTTTGCCTACATCTAATAGAGCTTGCTCTAGCGATTGCAAGCCCTGTGCGGCAGTTGCAATATCGTCCTGTAACTCTGCTATGTCTTCCTGTTTACTAACAATTAACTGCTCTTGTTTACTGTCGTGAAACTCTTGACCACAGGTAAAACACTTGTGATCTTGAAGTTGCTCTAGCTCTTTTGTGTACTTTTCTACTTTGCTGTTACCAGCAACAACAGTTTTCTGATTGGCAGTAATAGCAGTGTCTAAGTCTCGAATATTACGGGCATGCTCTTTGTAAGTTACTAGACACCTATGTGCTTCTAACTCTGCTTCAATGTTCACACTCTCAAGCGCAGTTATGGCAGTTTGGAGGTTAACACTATCCTCCTGCTTTTTAGTTTCCCACATTACTGAGCGACGTTCTAATTTAGACACCTGTGTGCCAACATGCTCGTTTGCTTCTTTAACTGCTTTAATTCTAAAGTCCTCTAGTTTAACAGAGTCTTTGACTTCTTTAATTTGTTCCTTGAGAGCGTCTGCTTTTTCACTAAGCATTGTTATGCCCAGCAACTGCTCAATCATCTGACGCTGGTCATTGGCTCGCATGCTTAGGAAAGGCTCAGTGTAAGTGTTTAAGGCAACAACGTGCTTAAACATATCATGACTCATGCCCAGCAGGATCTCTATTTCCTTTTGTGTCTCACGACTGTCGCCCTGTGCAGTGTTGTCATCTTGTTCTGTGTTATTGACGTAGAACCTTAACACGTTAGGTTTGCGACCACGCTCTATACGATATGCGCTACCATCTTTTTCAAAGTCGATGGTAACCACCATATCCTTACCGTTTGTTTTATTGATTAGATTTTCTTTTCTAATCTTTGTCAGTGCTTCACCATATAACGCATAACTTAGTGCGTTAATAATGGTGGTGTTATGTGACAGTATACCGTTAGAGTAGAATCTATGTGCGGGATGATTAACTGTAACATCAAACATGTTCTCTTGGCAAGATTTTTCGTCTACTTTACAAACAACGTCAACACCGTTCTTGGTTATTATTTTAGATTCCCATGGCACGATATCTTTAACAAATATTTCGTTATAGTTATGATCGAACACAATATGGGTATCTGCACAGTCAAGTGTAAGTCCGCTAACTGTCTCGATGTGCCAGGTAGTATACGGGATTGTTTTGTGTATAGTCGATAATGGTTGCCATCCCGAATCGGTTTCGATCTCGAGATTAGTTAGATCAATACTATTGATAAATTTTCTGTTTACGTTTTTAGAAATTGTATGCACTGTTTAATTACTTCCTCTTTATTTTGCTTAAAATCGCTTTCCCATACTACTAATACTTCATACCCTTGGGCTTTAGCAAATTGAATTTTTGCCTTGTCCAATTTCCATTTCTCTTTGGCTATTATTTTAGTTCTTGGGTTTAAAAAATTATCATGGTAGTACAAAGGATTGGAGTGCCAAAAATCGCCATTATACTCAACAATTTTATTATTATACATTATATCATACACAAATTGTTTTTTATTTTTTTGAAATAATGTAAATTGCGTGTCTACTGTTATTCCTAATAATGATAGATGTTCGACAATTATTTTTTCAGCATTTGAGACTGATATTCCTTTTGACATTTTAGATCGATTTATTCTTGCTTTTTCCTTGTCTGTCTTTGCATTTAGCGTTGCCTGCCACCTATCTTGCCTGTCTTGCCATATTTCAAGACCAGACTCTTCACCATATTTTTTAATACATATATCTTTTGAAAAGTATTTTTGAGAATTAGATAACATAGCCGCCGCTTCTTCTAACGTAGCACCTCTGCTGGTATAATACTCAATACATCGCTTAGAGGTAACCCTGCGAACCTCACTTGTTGCCGACGCACTGGCACCTTTCTTGTTGTTGCTTTCTTTGGCGCCAGCGGCAAAATCTCGTGCATCGCTGTTACTGTATCCTTTTTTGATCCAGTATTCTTTTTTAATGGGTCTACGAGAGTTCCGTTCGAAGTCTGCTTCGTCTACCGAATAGTGCTTGTTTGTTGCAGGATTAATTTTTTCTAGCCAGAATTCCCGGCTGTATACGCTTTTGCAGTTTTTCTGTTTATTTTCTTTAGCTTTTACATAAGCTTCGTTTGTACTCCATCCTCTTAGTAACCAATAATTTCTAGTATGTCTAGAGTCAGAAGTAACGAGTCCTAATCTGGTTCGTACATATTTTTCTATTTCTTTTTTAGAGTTCTTGACATTAGCCTGTATTATGCAGGCAAGTAAAGTTTGGTATGTATTGGGTTCTATATTTTTGATAACAGTTTCCATTACTTGTGTGCAGTTATCATTTAGGCTGTTGTCCCACCGCGGCATTATACAATTCTCCCATAGTAAGTTCTGTTACTTCGCCGGTTTCTGTATTTCGAACTTTTACTAATGTATTTATACAAAGACACTTGCCTGTACCATTACGTGCGCCTGTGTCATCACCACCTAGGTCTAAATTCTGCCCCAGTACAAGTGTTAGGTCATTTCTGTCAAACCGAATACCCTGAGTGCTGTTTCCAACGCTCATAAAATTTTTCACACTAATATCAGTAATCTTGAACATAGGTTTGTATTATACTATAAATTTTGGTAGATGTCTAACAATAACTTCTTGTCAAACTGATTGCTGTCAATAGCTGTGATCTGATTTGTTACGATTTGATCTACACTTTTAAACTCTATCCGCACAGCGGTAGTGGCTTGATTGCTGTGTTCGTTCTTTTTAGGCAGTAACGTAATCTCACGTAGTTTGTGTGTGCCTACAAAGGTGTCTTTAATAAAATTTGCTTCTTCGTAACTGATCTCAATATCTAAGTTAACCCTAACATGCATGTTAGGTCTTAGTAATGTGTCTGCATGATCTATTATTTGACTAAGGTCAAACACACGGTAACTAGGTTGATCGGGCCAACTGATAAATTCCTTCTCACCTGACCAGTCCAGTATCATTAAACCACGATCATCATCTCCTGCATCTGCATAGTTGTGAGGGAAGGCATTGCCTGTGTATGTGATATTGCCTTGTGTTTGACGTTTGTGGAAGTGTCCACTAAACACATGCTCTATGCCACCAAAGTGTTCATTTTTTATCTCACCATGATCTGGCATCTGTATCATAGCATTCATATAAAAATTAGGCAACTCAAAATGTCCAAACATAAACTTGCCAGACATCTTAGGTATCTTTTTATGCTCGTCACCTACTAACCAAGGCACAATTACAATATCATCTTCATTATAAAAGTCATTGACTATTTGAATATTAGGGATATGTTTAGCCCACTCTGCTGACTGCACCTCACGTTTGTCTCTGTAGTACAAGTCGTGATTGCCAGGGATAAACAACACTCGGTTAAACGCCTTGCCTAAACGTTCTAGGGCTTTAAGACTGTAGTTAAGTGTAACAATGTTTATACTTGCACGATTATTATGCCAGTCTCCCATCATTATACAGGTATCACATTCTTTTTCTTTTGCTGTTTTAATAACCCAGTCAACAAAGTTTAAACAGTCATCATTGTGCAACTGACTGTTAGACTTTAATCCAAAGTGTATATCCGTAAATACTGCGGCTCGTTTAAATGCAGGCATGCTATAATTTTACAGCATCTAGGACAAATGTCAAGAGTTAAGTTTACCAGGATGATTACGTCCTTCTTCTCGTTCCCAGACCTCTGCGTTCTGTCTAGTAGAACTAGGCGTAAAGTTATTCATCTCTAGTATGTCATCACGTATGCTCTGAACTTTCTTTTCGATGTGCAATACTCTGGTAAAACTGTTTGTAATAGCGGCAGTGTAGTAAGCAAAAGGATTTTGTGACTTAGACTCGTCAAACTGTAACCCTATTTGTGCTAACTGTAGCAATGCCTGGCTACGCATCTCGTCATTGTATGTGTATCCACGCCAGTTACTACGAGTAGCATAACGCTCGCACAGTTTCATAAACATGTGTGCTAGTTTGTTGGTCATGGTGCCGTGCTCTTTGCAAAACTCACCTGTGTCTAACTCACCCTTCCAATGACTCTTACCCACCAAATAAGGCTCGCATTCTTCGTTAATTTTGTAATGAAAGAACGGTGGGAAGTTTAATTTAAGATACTTTGCACGAAATTTTTTAGCTCTTTTAGCTGGATCTGGTTCGTACTCTTCAACTACTTCTACTTCGTCTTCATCGACAGTCTCTCCCTTGCTCAAAGATTTTTTAGGTTCCTTAAGCGGGATATGTTCAAAAGTCATAACTCTAAATATCAAATCAGTAACAGGAATACTACCGGCCTTTATTTTAAATTCGTCTAATTTAACCTTTGTCTTGGGATCTGCTGCCTGTGCCGCTTCAACCGCAAGTTTTGATAGACGGTCAGCACGTAGTTTAAGTGCTTCTTTAATGTTTGTTTTATGAATTTTATCTACGTTAAGTAGGATCATGTCATAATCTGCAATACTGGGATCGCTAAAATAACAGTAGGTATTCTTTGATTTGTGTATTTCTTTTAATATGTCTTTGTTATTAAGATAATTCTTTTTGCGCATGTTATTATTTACCTTCTTTATATTAGCATATTATAACACCAATAAATACATAATGCAAAGGAAACCCCATGCCATTTAAGAATTTTTTGTCCAACTTAACCAATAAATCCAACGGGATAACTGGCCAAGCACAGGACATAGCCAAAAAGGCCACAGAATTAATTAGTAACCCCAGTCTATCAAGACTAAACATTAACAATCTTATGCCTGGGGGGAAAAGAAAGCGGTCAGACAGCTTGCCAGAAGTATTCTTTGGTAGTATTCAGGGCGGTAATCTAGCCGCAGAAAATGACTGGAAAGTCAAAGTAACTGCTCCTCTAGCAGGTCCCTTTGATTTTAGTACAGGCCCAATGAGTGCATTATCTGAAGCCAACGGAGTGGTTTTTCCTTTTACTCCTAATATTGCTGTAACACACAATGCAAGTTACGGGTCACTGACACCCACACACAGCAACTTCCCTAGCTACTTTTACAATAACAGTGAGGTAGGTGCTATCAGCATTAGTGCAGATTTCACTGCACAGACAGAAGATCAGGCACGGTATGTTTTAGGCATGATATGGTTTTTTAGATCAGCAACCAAGATGTTCTACGGTGGACCTAATTCAGGCAACCCGCCTCCAATCGTTTATATAGATGGATACGGTGATTATTATCTGCCTCATGTTTCTTGTGTAGTAACTAACTTTACTCACACAATGCCTAGCAACACAGACTATATAGAATGCACAGTACAGCCTGGGTTAACAACTAATACTCTTGTGTTAGGCAGTATATTACCGCCGCAATTGCAGGCATTACAAACAGGATTAGCCACGAGCACAAGCACAATTACTAATCAACTTGGCGCACAATTCCAAACACCCGGACAAGTCAGACGGGTACAGTCCTCTAGCAAGCGAGCCAGGATCCCAACAAAGTCGTCGATACAAGTAAGTCTACAGCCGGTATACAGTAGAAGCACTATAGCTAACAAGTTTACCTGGGAAGATTTTAGTAAGGGCTCACTGCTTAAAGGCAATGGAGGATTCTTATAATGTCTGTCACCTATAAAAGATCAAGTCCTTACTTCAATACCAATGTTGTCAACAACAAGTATTTGGACGTACTAAACTACAGGAAGATCCCAGCAAACCGTGGTGATATAGAATACATGATTACAGAAACCTACAAGTACAGACCAGATTTAATGGCGTTTGACTTGTATCAGGATGTTAATTTATGGTGGGTGTTTATGGCACGTAACCCTAATACACTACGTGATCCTATTTTTGATTTTGCCACTGGCACAACAATCTATATTCCCAACAAAGACACTGTTAACAGTGCATTAGGACTCTAAGACATGGCTGATGGATTAAGTGCCGCTCAACAGCGTAGGTTAAATCCAAACGTTACCACATCTACGTCAGGCGCAGGTATAGCAGGCAGTAACGGTGGCAATATAGGACCCGTTGGGCTAGCTAATCAGGCTGATGCGCAACCACCTAAAGAGCCTCGGGCACCGTCACCATTTAACCTAGCGGGTGGTATAATACCTGCGGACCTTGGCAGTGCAGTAAACCTTGTAAGCAAGTTTGATCCTGCAGGCGTATTTGATCACGGTGACAAAAACCTAGTTACCCAACAAGGCACTAGTGGAATAAGAAAAAACCCACTTAACGAGTTTTTAAATTACACATATAATATTAAACTGGGTGTAATGACTCCTGACATGTTGAACGCATTTAATGACGGCGACTATGACTCTTTAGATCAAAACATAATGATAGCGTCTGGTGGTATCCTAAAAGAACGCCGAGCCGCATATTTTGATGTTGACTTCTACATTGACGATTTAGATCTGAATAGTATAATTGGACTTAACAAAGTCACTGGTGGTTCAAATGCAACATCAATTAATTTTACTATTACAGAGCCCGGCGGTCTTACGTTTTTTAATAGGTTACTGGCTTTATGTCAGGATATGGGCATAAAGAACTATCTAGATGTGCCCTATTCTCTATCTATACAGTTTAAAGGATATGATAATATAGAAGACAGCAATACCTTTAAAGAAAGTAGTGTGCCTTTTATTACTCCTATTAAATTTACAGAAATACAACACAGAGTAAGCAAGTCAGGTGGTGAGTACGATGTGCAAGCAGTTGCATATAGCGACAGTGCCTTGTTTAGTAATGAGTGTAGCATACACGAAAACTTCAGCAGTAAAAGCAAGACTGTGGGAGATTTCTTTAACGATTTAACAGAATTCTATAACAACTACTACAAGGTATCTCTGGAAAAACAAAAGAAAGCAGATCCTGATATTGTTGCTGGCGACAATTTTTGCCACACAATAAAATTTGAGATAGACGACGAAATAAAAAACGCCCCCATTAAGTTTAACAACGATGTTAAGTCTGCTGACAAAACATCTATGGTGCCCACACCGCAAGGCGCATTTGATGTAACAGCGAGTCATGCATTTATTGACGCACAGAAAAAGATACCGTCAGGGGATATAAAAATTGATTTTAGTGCTGGCACAAATATTATTAAGATGATTAACACAATAATTATACAACAGAGTAGTTACATAAAGTCTCAGAAATTAAGTCCAGAAAATATTAACAAGATAGGGAATATGACTGATCCCAAAGTCAAGCAGGCGGCATTAGAAAAACTATCTGAAGACGTTGGAAAGCCATTAAGTTGGTTTAGGACAAGAAATAAAAAAACAATTAAACAGTTTAACGTTAGTCTACAGAAGTATGCCAGGGAAAACACCTTTGTGATATCAAAGTATAACGTCTCTAATAGAACTGTTGCATCCTATCCGGGTTGGGGAGAAACTAAACCGGTTAAGCGTTACGACTATATCTTTACAGGAAAAAACGATTCTGTAATAGACTTTAATATAAAGTTTGATGCTTTGTATTATCAGCAAGTATTGGGCAATCCTGCCAAATATGTATTGGCATCTGGCGAGGTTACTCGTTCTGGTGACACTGGAAATAGAGTATCGAAAACAGATGCTGGTGATTCACAAACAACTAGTGGTATCCAGCCACAGCAGTCAGAGAACACAAATGCTGATATTGAAAGTGGACAGGCTACGGAATCCAGTGATTACGAACAACAGGACGACAGAGTACTAATTAACAATCAGTATACAAACTCCATGGGAGACATGGTGGAAGTTAAGTTAACTATTATAGGGGATCCTGACTTTTTGGTAGGATACAACGAAAATGTTATTGCAGGTAATAGTTTAAACATCTTAAACTCTGAAGACGAACTTACCTGTCTTATAAATTATAAGAGCCCACAGGACTGGGACGAAAATACTGGAATGTTAGTAAAATCTAATAACCCAGCATATTTTGACAGTGCGTATAGCGGAGTGTACAAGATTATTGAAGTCAACAGCAACTTTAGTGGTGGTCAGTTCACACAGGTACTAACTACCGTTAGGTTGTTTAATCAGCCTGGACTAGGCACAGAACCTAAGAAATCAGGCGGTAACGTAACCAGTATAGGAAGCACAATTGCTGGAAGCCTAAGCTCTTTTAGTCCTGGTACTAGTGTGTTTACGGGGTTAGCGGCCAATATGCCTGCGTTGCAGTCTGACGCAGACAATTTGTCTGCAGGAATACCAGGCATACAGTCAAACATAGTTACATCTAACGGATCCAGTGTGTTTACGGGGTTAGCGGCCAACACAAACGCCCGTGCCCCTGCCACACAAACAGCCTCTCAAAACCAGACTGCTCTGACCAAAGCACAAACCCGTGCAATTCAGACTGGCAGTTTTAAAACAGGATTTAATCAATAATGGCGGTTAATAACACAGAAAAATTTGCAAGTATAAAAAATCTTCAGTCGGTACATTCCGGAGATTTAATTAGTGCTGGGCCCTGGATAGGAGTTATAAAGAATAACATAGATTATTCTAGAAACGGCAGACTTCAGGTTTACATACCATCATTGGGCAGTGTTAATCCCGAGGATCCCACCGGCTGGGTAATTTGCCAGTACCTAAGTCCTTTTATGGGCTTTACAAACATGAACGCATCGGAAGAAGGCAAGAGATACGACAAAACACAACAGAGCTACGGCTTCTGGATGGTGCCGCCTGATATAGGTGTTAGGGTTATGATTATCTTCGCTGAACATGATATTAACAAGGCATACTGGATAGGTTGCATTCCTGAACCCCTTAAGAACCACATGGTACCTAGTATAGGTTCTAGAAGCTATAATGACCAGAACGGTAGTGTAGTTAACTTTGGTGCTGAGTACCAGAGCGATCTGATGATACCAGCTTTTCAGGAAAGTCTAACACAGTGGTTTACTGAAAACCCCAGTGACCTAGAAGGAATCAAGTTTCCTGTAGGTGAAGTGCAATTTAAAACACAGAATCAAGATGGTGCCGGTAACGGAGAAGAGTCTGTGATGGAAACATTCTATGGTTCAACTAGGGGCATTCACGAAGACCTGTACAAACAGTTTATTGTACAAGGAATACAGAACGATAAAGACCGTGGACCTATTACTAGTAGCGCACAGAGAGATACCCCTAGTCAGGTATTTGGTTTTAGCACTCCTGGCAGAACCCGTAAAGACATAGCCCAAGACGCTACCCTTGTTAGAAAATTAAAAGCAGGAACTGCCGAATCAGACGAAGTTAAAGATTACGTAAACAAAGGCAACAAAGCAAGGCGAGGCGGTCACAGCCTTACTATGGATGATGGCGATGTAGCAGGACAAAACAACCTTGTGCGAATCAGATCAAGTCGTGGTCATCAGATCACCATGCATGACACAGAAGAGTTTATACATATACAGCATGCTAACGGTCTAGCCTGGATAGAGATAGACGCTGTCGGACAGATAACAATCTTTAGTAATAACAGTCTAAACATTAGAACAGGTCTAGACCTTAACTTACGTGCAGATAACAACATTAATCTAGAAGCAGGCAATGAAGTAAACATACGTGGTAAGAACAAAATTAAGACAGAAACTACTGATATGTATATGAAGAGTCTAAAAACCACACGAATGCATCAGGGCGAGGACTTTACTATGCTTACTGATGGTTCTATTGCATTAAATTCAACGACGTCAAGTGGTTGGAACTGTGCCGCCACTCTTAATTACCAGGGATCCACTATAAATCTTAATAGTGGCCCAGCCCCAAGCAGTCCTGTTGTAGAAAAGTTGCCTAAAGAAAAGTACACAGATGTAGTTAATAGCGATGGTGTTATCTGGCAGGAAGAAAAAGAGCCCAGTATAGAGTCTATATTAAATTGGGTACCTACACACGAACCATACCCTCGCAGAATTAACCCTAAGACACCAGAGCAAATTGCTAGATTTTACAGGAATCTATTATAATGGCTTTAACAGAAGAGGCAGATGTTCTTTTTAATGATCCCAAACTAGATAGCAAGGTAACAAAGGGATTTGATAAAATAAAAAACTTTAAGGGTTTCGATAGCATTACTGCCAAACTTTCTGGACAACTTGCAACATTAGAGGTTCCCGAAGAAGGGTTTGACCAACTTAATGAAGTATTAGCTGATGGCATAGACTTGCCAGATGATCTCGCCAGTAAATTTCAACAGTCCATAGACCAGCTTAATAAGGATGGTGGTTTACAGGAGCTCGGTAACTTGAATGCGGGGCAACTAGACGGACTAACAACAGAACTTGCAAACTTCAACACCGGTTTTGCCGAAGGCAGATATAACACAGACGTCGACGGACTATTAGGAAAGTTTAAAATGGATCCTAGTATGTTACAAGAGGCTGGAATGCTTCAGTCTGGAGTAGGTGATAAGTTTAGATTAGGACAGTTATCCGCCTCTGAAATAGTAAACAACCCGTCGAGCTGGAAGGGAGGAAGCATGCCAGGAAACAAGGCTGGTTTTCTGAATAACCCTAAAGCTCAGGAAACAGGATTTAAGAATGCATTGTCAGGATTTTTTAACAAAATGCAGTCCAACGGTGGCATAAAACCTACTGATACTGCCGAACTACAAGGGGCAATGATGGCAGTAAGTACTAAGTTGGGACCAGCGGCCGCTAAACAGTGGCGTACAGTCGCACAGCCAGGAAACACATCAAACAAATTAGCAGACTCGTTAGCACAACATGGTGCTTACGGTATAAGCGTATTAGGAGTTAAGAAATGATAACATATAAAGGGTTCAGCACAGTAAATAATACTAGAAAGATTCGCTACACTGATTTTGAATTAGCAAAACAGGATCTAATCAACCACTTTCATATAAGAAAAGGTGAGAAGTTGCATAATCCAAATTTTGGTAGTAATCTCTGGAGTATTGTATTTGACCCACTTACTGACACAACTAAACAGGCAATTATAGATGATATACGGGCTATTGCAAGTTACGACCCCAGAATAGCTGTAAACAGTGTAAACGTAGTAGAGTATGAGCAAGGAGTGCAGGTAGAGTTAGATTTATCCTACCTAGCAGAGGACATTACAGAGTCTCTGCTACTGCAATTTGATCAGGAATCTCAAGGTCTTAGCGTAGGCAACTTATAAAAGTAGCACATTTTAATTGCAATAAATACTTAAAGGTATACTTAATATGGCGATAAACGAACGACAAGTAGGGCTTTTAGCCGCAGAAGACTGGAAAAAAGTCTATCAAAGTTTCAGGGAGGCAGACTTCCAGAGTTACGATTTCTCGACTCTGCGAAAGTCTATGATTGACTATCTACAACTTTACTATCCTGAAGACTTCAATGATTTTACTGAATCAAGTGAGTACATCGCTCTAATAGATTTAATTGCATACATGGGACAAAGTCTAGCATTTAGAGCAGACTTAAACTCCCGTGAAAACTTTATTGATACTGCTGAGCGCAGAGACAGTATTCTGCGACTAGCACGGCTAGTTAGCTATAACCCTAAGCGCAGTATACCAGGCAGCGGATTCCTGAAATTTCAGGCTCTAAGTACTACAGAAACTCTCAGAGATGGCACTGGAAAAAATATCAGCAACACAGTAATTAACTGGAACGATACTTCTAACCCAGACTGGGAAGAACAATGGAACAGTATTTTAAATTCCGCAATGATTACTGGACAAAAGGTAGGCAAAGCTGGTAACAGTCAGACGCTGAACAAAGTTAAAACACAGGAGTACACGTTACAGATAGATAACGCATCTCTCAGTGTGTTTCCGTTTCAGAAGACAATAGACGGCACTAAAACAAATTTTGAGTTGGTGAGTCCTACCACACTTAACCAGCAATATGTATACGAAGAAAATGTAGCACCTGACGGCACATTCCAGGTTCTCTACAAGAACGATAACCTAGGCAATGCCAGTAACACAACAGGTTACTTCTTCTACTTTAAACAAGGTTCATTAAACAGCATTGACTTAAACTTTGAAGAAAGTTTATCTAATAGAGTTGCAAATATTAATATTAACAACATAAACAACACTGATGTTTGGTTGTATAGTCTAGACGACAACAACAATGAGGTAGATTTGTGGTCAGCAGTGCCCAGTGTTGCTAGTGCTAACGTAATTTACAACTCTGACACATCAGCAAGTCGCAATGCCTATCAGGTTACTACAAGACAGAATGACCAAACAAACTTGGTATTTGGTGATGGTGCATTTGCTAATATTCCTCAGGGAAAATTCAGATTATACTATCGTGTGTCAAACGGACTAACATATCAGATCACACCTAACGATCTGCAAGCCATCAGTTTTAATATTGCATATCTAAGCAAATTAAACAGAATTGAGACGTTGTCGGTAACTGCCAGTTTACAGTATACTGTGACAAATGCTACCGCAAGAGAAACTGCTGATGACATTAGACTTAAAGCACCACAACAGTATTACACACAGAACAGAATGGTTAATGGAGAGGATTATAACATATTCCCATTTACCAGTTTTAGTGACCTAGTTAAAGTTAAAGCAGTTAACAGAACATCATCAGGCATAAGCAGGTTTTTAGATGTTGCAGACACTTCTGGCAGATACAGCAGTACAAATATATTCTGCGAAGACGGGCTACTCTATAGAAAAGAAGCAAATAAGACTTTTGCATTTGACTTTGTTACAGTAGCAGATATTCAGAACACATTTAACAATCAGGTTAATCCAGCTCTTGCTGAACGAGAAACTTTACATTTTTACTACGACAAATTTAATAGATATACTGTGGCAAGTCTCAGTTGGCAACAAAGCACAGTTGCTACCAACGCAAGTACAGGTTATTTTGTAAATGCCGCAGGTGACTCACAGAACATAGGTAGTTATGTTGGTGACAACAGAAAGTATCTTACTGAAAACAGTCTTGTTAAGTTTGATGCACCAAGTGGCAAATATTTTACAGCGGGCAACTTGTTAAAAACAGGATCACCGACACTGCCAGGAGATAGAACAACAATATGGGGATCGATCTCAGACGTAGTTACTGATGGCACCAACGGAGGCCTAGGTAACCTAGAGAACGGCAATGGTCCTGTAACATTAAATGACATTGTGCCTACAGGCGCAGAAATGTCACAGATTATCCCAACATATTCTAATACTCCAAGTGCTACAGTGCAAACCGCAATGATAGCACTGATAAAAGTTTACGATGAGTTTGGACTAGGGTATGAACAAGGCACACGCACGTGGTATATTATTGCAGATGCCGATTTAGACCTAGTAAACGATTTTAGTCTAACAAATGCCAAGAACACAACAAGCGCCAGTTTAGATGCTAGTTGGTTAATGCATTTTAAGGCAACTAATCAGGTGTACACATCAACTTATAGAAACTTAGAATACCTTTATGAGTCAGAAGGCGAGACAAACTTTTACGTTGATGACAACGTAAAAATATATGATCCTAGACAAGGTAGAATTATTCGAGATAACATCAAGGTACTAAAGACAAACTCTCAACCAGACTCCAGTGACTCGTTTACTATAGATACTAGCCTACAAGTATATAAATCTGTTCTTGAGGCTGATGGTTACATAAACACAAAGAGAGTTCGGATAAGTTTTACTGACAGAGATGATGATGGTATTGCTGATGATCCAGACTTTTTTGAAACGCTGGTGTCACCAGATACAAATCCTAACAATAAGTTAGTATTCTTTAAGCCATCAACTGATCAGTACAGCTTTAACGATGTTACTCCTTTAACCACAGGAACTGTAAGCACTGAGTTTACTGCCTTAGATGAATTAGAGGCAAACAAGAATGATTACCCTACCGGGCAAATATTCTTTACAACTACTACAAAGTTATTCTATCAGGCCAGTCTAGTTAATAATGTCAAGGTAGTTAATAGTCTGTCAGGATACCTGTATTATACAGGTAGACAAGGATTCTACTTCCAGTACAGACACAATGCACCAGGATACAAGCGTATTGATCCTAATCCAAGTAATATTATTGATTTATTTTTACTCACAAACGACCACAACGATAACTTTAGACTGTGGGCTAGAGACACCACAGCAAGGATAGTTCAGCCAACAAGGCCTACATCTGAAAGCCTGAGACTAAATTACGCAACTTTAGAGAACTTTAAAAGTATATCAGACACAATTATCTATAACAGTGCTAAATTTAAACCACTGTTTGGAATAAAGGCAGATAACGGGTTAAGAGCAACATTTAAGGTTGTAAAAAACCCTAACGTAAATATCAGCGACAGTGAAATAAGAGTACAGGTTGTTACAGCTTTAGATGAATATTTTGCGTTGGAGAACTGGGACTTTGGAGAGTCATTCTACTTTAGTGAGCTTAGTGCTTATCTACATGCAGAACTAGTACCCAATGTAGCAAGCATTGTGATTGTACCGGACAACAGCAATTACGGAAATTTACAGCAGATCTCATGTAATGCAGATGAGATTTTTATAAGCGTGGCAACAGTTGATCAGGTAGCAATTGTGCCAAGTTTAACAGCATCCAATTTAAAGTTAGGTTAATACATGGCAGTTAGAACATTAGATCTTTTACCAGCAGTATTTAGAACTAGCAAGAATCAAAAGTTTTTAAATGCCACACTGGAACAGGCAACGTCAGAAACCGATCTTGCGAGAGTCAATGGTTTTGTGGGTCGAAAATTTACTCCTACGTTTCGGTCAACGGATAACTATCTACCTGAACCAACAACGGACAGAGAAAATTATCAGTTCGAACCTAGTACAGTTGTAAAAAATGATCAGGGCGAAGTAATCTTTGTTAATACGTACATTGATTTATTACAGGGCATAGGCTTCCACGGTGGCCTAACTAACAACCATGATAGATTATTTTCTGCAGAAGCATATACATTTACCGGAGAAATAGACTTAGACAAGTTTGTAAACTTCTCTCAGTATTACTGGTTACCAAGTGGTCCAGATAGTGTAGACATCCGTACAACGAGTGTTGCTACTAGCGAAACCTATAGGATAACTCGTAGTCCACATTTAAGTGAATATTCTTTTGCTGATTCAGGTGATGTAGCTACCTCTATCGGTATAGGTGGTACCCCAACAATATATCTTGCAAGAGGCGGTAGTTACACTTTTAATGTGTCTCAGACTGGTATTCCTTTCTGGATACAGTCTGAAATAGGCACGACAGGAGTTAGAGTAGCCCAGAGTAACATAAGCTCACGTGAGGTATTAGGCGTAGGAAATAACGGAGACGACTTTGGTAGTATCACATTTAATGTGCCGCTTAAAGACTCTCAGAATTTCTACCTAAACATGACAACGCTTCAGGAAGTGGATCTTGCTACTGACTTAGATTTTAATAAGGTACACAACCAGTTACTCAGCACAGTATTGGCAACATATGGTGGCATAGACGGTCAACGAAGTTTAGATGCCAAGACTGTAATTTTCTCCAGTCAAGATGGTTGGTTATTTGGTGGAGTATTTGACAAAGATGGTGAAAACTACGATGCTAACCTGTACGATGCAGGTTACGAACCAACAGATGCTCAGAAGTGGGGTATATGGCGTGTAAAATATATGGGAAATGTAAGCGACCCTATAGTTACGCTAGTCCCTCTCAGAGAGATTCTAACTAACAATAAAGTGTTAGTTAGAGAAGGCTTAGAATACGGAAACAAGGAATTTTATAAAGCGAATTCAGGTTACCTAGAGGAAGTACCTATAATAACAGCAATACTTGACACACTATATTATCAGGACGGGGTTGATGGAGAACGTTACGGTACTATAAAACTTGTGGAACCCACAGCAATTGCCAATATTAATGTTGATGCTGACATATTAGGCAAAACAGTATATACGTCTGCAAGCGGCGTCGTCTTCACTAACGGTCTTAAAGTAAGGTTTGATTCAGGGGTAATACCCGTAGCATATCAAAACAAATTATATTACGTTGAAGGTGTAGGCAGTGGTATTACACTTACAGACGTAGGAACTCTTGTTACTCCAGAAACCTATACAGTTGATGAGAGCGTGGGCTTCGATTTAGAACTATACGATTCTACCGGTTACGAAGCAACGGCAAACGCACCCACATCACAGGATTATATTGTATCACAACGAGATAGTTTAGATGGCAATGCCTGGGCACGTGGAAATAGATGGTTCCACATTGATGCTATTAATGCAACTGCCACATACAATAACTTTACGCCTACAATAGATCAGACAAAACGTGGCAAGAGACCTATTATCGAGTTTAATCCAAATTTAGAGATGTACAACTTTGGTAAGGTTGCAAAGGCTCCTGTAGACATAATTGACACTTCAACATTAGATGCATTTACACTGGTAGAAGGTTCTGCAAGTTATGTGTCAGATGGTATTGACCTTGCAGGTGGACAGCGCATAGTATTTGCGGCTGATAGTGACGATGACGTTCGTAATAAGGTTTATGAAGTTTTAATTATCGATCCACAAAACGATGGGTCGTTACAGATTCATTTAACTCCTACAGTCGATACTGCTGTACAAGCATATGAAACTGTGGTGGTAAAACTAGGAACACAGAACCAAGGTAAGCAGTTTTGGTTCAATGGAACAAACTGGATTTCAGGACAACAAAAAACATCAACAAATGTTGAACCTCTTTTTAATATATACGATTCAGCTGGTAATAGTTTTTCAGATACAACAGCATATCCTGGAACAGACTTTAAAGGCACAAAGATTTTCTCCTACAGACGTGGTACAGGTACTTTAGATCAGTACTTGGGGTTCCCACTAAGTTACAGGAATTTCCAGAGTGTTGGTGATATTTTATACGATAACAACTTTGCATCAGATAATTTTAGAACTACTGCGAGTAGTACTAATGCGGTTAATAACGGATTTCTCCACAGTAACAGTAGTCTGACAGCTTTTACCTCTAAGAACACTTGGGAAAAGACATTATCCGATACCAGACAGTTTCAGGTATACAGTTATGAGTACAAAGCATCTAACAAGTTCTTGTACCCTGCGACTGAAATTACATCAGTACAACGCCAGACACTTAAAGTGTATGTTGGTAGTGTTTTGTTAGGTGAAAGTCAATACAGTAAAGTAACTATCAGCAACCAACAATATATTGAGATATCAACCACTGTAGATTTAACTGACAAAACAGTTACAATATTAACTCTTGACAATAGCGTACTTGCTAATGCGTATTATCAGATACCGACCAACTTGGATTATAATAGTGTTAATGCTAATTTTAACAATGTTACGTTAGGACAACTGCGTAACCACTTCCAAACAAGTTTTGAAAATACGCTGAATGTTTCCGGAGTGTTTCCTGGAAGAAATAACTCCAGAGATATTAACGCTAAACAAAGTCAGGGAAGTATACTACAACACACATCTGGGCTACCTTACGCAATGTTGTTTACTGGTGATAAACAGACAAACTTCTTTGACAGTTTAGATCTTGCCGCTAGGGAATACTCTAACTTTAAAAATAAGTTTATTGAGGCGTCATTTACGCTGTCAGGTTTAGAACAACTATCCACTGACAAAGCGGTAGATGCCATAATAACAAGTATTAACGAAGCAAAAACAGACACATTCCCTTGGTACTACTCAGATATGATTCCTGCTGGAAGCACGTACACAGAGTTTACAGAAACCTGGCGGGCTGGCAACAGTAAGTCCATAAGGACAACATACACTAATAAAATGGATACTCCTAGTCAGGTGTCTGTGCTGGTGTTTAATGGTACCACACAACTATTAAGATATAAGGACTATAACATAAGCAGTGATGGATTGTTTGTTGAATTTACCGCAGACTATACTCCTGCTCATAATGATGTTATAACAATTAGAGAGTACACCAGCACTAACGGAAGTTTTGTTCCTGAAACACCCACCAAGATGGGAATGTATCCTAGTTATCAGCCTAGATTACTGACAGATAGTACATACAGAACAACAACTACATTTGTTATTGGACATGACGGTAGTTACACCCCTAGCTTTGGTGACTCAAGAGACGACCTACTGCTAGAATTAGAAAAAAGAATATACAACAACATAAAAGTAAGATACCAAAAGTCTAGACTAGACTTACATGATGTGTTCCCAGGACAATTTAGAACAACTGAGTACTCAAGAGCAGAATGCGTAGGGATCTTGGGACAGGAGTTTTCTAGGTGGGCAGGCAATAATGTAATTGATTTTGCTAACCAGGACTTCTTTAACAACTCTGATCCTTTTACTTACAACTGGAGTCAAAGTTCTAGTGCGGTAGACGGTGTGTTATTGCCAGGTTTCTGGCGTGGTGTTTATAGGCACTATTACGATACTGATACTCCTCACTTGACTCCCTGGGAGTGCCTGGGTCTTGCAGAAGAGCCAAGTTGGTGGGCTGCCGCATACGGTACCGCACCTTTCTCTTCAGGTAACCTAGTACTCTGGGACGACTTAGAAACAGGATATATTAAAGAACCAGGTAATACTCGAATCGATACTCGCTATGCACGACCTGGAGTAACAAAATTTATTCCTGTAAATGTTTACGGTGAATTAAAAGCACCTAACGAGTTTTTAATTAGAAGTTTTAACGGTACATATATACAAAAAACATTTGTAGCGGGAGACGAGGCGCCTGCTGAAACTGCCTGGATCAAGAGCAGTCAATATCCGTTTGCTGTACAAAAGCTATTAGCTTTGGTAAAACCAGCAAAGTACTTTGGACTTAATGCCAGGGTTAGTGGATTTACAGTTAATAGTAATTTAGGACAATACGTTTTAAGTTCTACGAACAACAGATTAACAAAATCAGATATTACAATTAATGGTGCTCTTGTTGGTAGCGTCCGGCAGTTTACTGCTGGCTATGTAAACTGGATTTCAGACAGGATAAGATCCTTGGGCGTTGACCCAGCAGTAACTCTACGTAACAAGTTAGACAACCTTTATATACAACTAGCAAGTAAATTAGGAGGCTTTACTGATAAGACCTACCTTAAAGTGTTAGCGGAACAGAATAGTCCTACAAGTACAACTGATTCTGTGTTTATTCCTGACACAGACTATGAGTTGTTCCTTCAGAAGTCTAGTGCTATTGAGCGTTTAAGTTATAGTGCTGTGATTGTAGAGAAAACAGCAAAAGGATACAAAGTTGATGGGTACGATACAGATAACCCTTACTTTAGAATAGTACCTCACAGGAAAGAATCAAAGTCAGGCGGCACACTTAATATTTTTGGTGCTAGTGTTGCATTAAACGACGAGTTTCTCCCTGTGTCAGAATCTGTGCCTTACGGTACAGAGTTTACATCACAACAAGCAGTAATAGACTTTCTGTTAGGATATGGTAGATATCTAACAGCGCAGGGATTTGTTTTCCAGGCAAGAATAGGAACTTTAGGTGAGACTAAAACCTGGTTAATGAGTGCGAAAGAGTTCTTAGTCTGGGCACAGCAGGGCTGGGCATCTGGCAACCTTTTAGTATTAAGTCCAGTGTTTGATCAACTTGAGTTAGTTCTTGATAATGCTACTATAGACAACATATCAGGTGCGTATAGAAGTAGCAGAATCTTAGATCAGAACTACAACACGATTGGTAGCAAAGAATTAGAGATAGATAGAATAGGCAACAGTGCATCAATAAAAACAGCCAATAATAAAACTATTGGACTCGCTGTCTTAGAAACTATACAGTACGAACACACTTTTGTCCCTAACAATATTACTGTGTTTAATGATGTTATCTATCAGCCTGAGTTGGGCAATAGGCAAGGTAGGGTTAAATTAGTTGGATTTAAATCCAACAACTGGAACGGCACAATCTCACCTGGAGGTTTCTTGCTAAACCAGGATAACATTGCATTATGGCAAACCAATACAGATTATAGAAAAGGCAAGTTAGTTAAGTTTAAACAGAGATATTACCGAGCCCTGGCTAATACCCCAGCAAGCACCACGTTTAAAGAAGAAAACTGGGTAAAGATAGATTACAATGCTATTAAGAAAGGCTTATTGCCTAACCTAAGTAATACAGCAGCCGCTATTGAGAAATTTTACGATATAGATGATATTAATTTAGAAAGCGATGCAGACTTATTCAGTAAAAGTTTAATAGGATATAAAAACAGAGAATATCTTAATGCTCTTGGTATAGACGACACCAGTCAGGTAAAATTCTACCAGGGATTTATTCAGGAAAAAGGTACTCTAAACTCAATAAATGCATTGGTCAAAGCACGGTTAAACAACTTAAATACCAGTGTTAACCTATTTGAAGAGTGGGCATTTAGAACAGGCAGTTACGGAGTATTAGACAAAAATCAAGTTATTGAAATACAAACCTCTGATGCCACATACAGTAACAGCAATACCACAGTTAAATTACTAACGGCATCTGATGCCACACCTATAGATATTGTTAGTGTGCCATTTGCAGGAGTGTACAAGCGGCCAGCTAATTATAATGCAACTCCTTTCGTGTACAGAGATTTCGACACAGATTTAAACAAAGACATTGCTAAGGCTGGATTTCCTAGACTTGACGACACAGACTGGAAAATATTTGATATAAGATCAGCCACTACGCTGGATCAGAGCGTTGAAAAGTTTGGACTTGGACAAGAGATCTGGGTAGCTAAAGATTACAACGGAAGCTGGAATACTTACAGAATTACAGAAACAAATACACTAGTTACAAAACTCACAAACATCACAAATAACTTTATGAAGGTTACTTGTAGTTTACCACACACTCTTTCTAAAGATGATGTAGTAATAATTAAAGACGTTGATACACGATTCAATGCAATTTATAGAGTCTATAGTGTAATTAATGGTCTAGAGTTCAGTGTTAAATCAACACAGGCTAGGATGAGTTTGCTAATAGATCCAAACACTGGAGCTCCTGGCAGTGTAGGAAAAACCGGAAACGTATATAAGTTAGTTAGTAACCGTTATGCATACCCCAGCAGAGTAGCCGCTACAGATCCACTAAACCATTGGAAAGTGGGTGATAAAGTATTTGTAGATGAATATAACAGTGCTGGTGACTGGCAAGTATTAGAAAAAACAGAACCTTGGAGCAACAATAAGAAATATATAAGAGCAGGATTTGATGCAGATGACTTATTAGGTCAGACTGTACTTATAGGACAAAGTGCTACCTGGGTTGCAGTAGGTGCACCAGGCAGAGATACTGGTAGAGTACAACTTTACGATATTAACAGCATTAACGATTTAGAACAAGATACGTTACTAGACGCAGAAGTAGGAGCAGGTGCAGACATTACCCAGTTGTTTGGTAGAAGTCTTGCTACTGGACAACTTAGTTTTAACTATGACGGATCTACAGTAGTTAGTGACGAATATCTTGCAGTAGGTGCGCCTGACAGTAACAGCACACGTGGCGGAGTTGTAATTTACAGATACAGAAGCGGCACATGGACAGCGCATCAGTATATTGCACCAGTTAGTGCAGTTGTTAGTGATGAGTTCGGTAAAGCAGTAGCGATAAGTCAAGACGCAAGTTGGTTATATATTGGTGCACCAGGCGAAGATAAAGTTTATGCTTACTGTTTAGATACAAAATTAACAGAACAGTCTGTTACAGTAACAGGTGATGGTAGTACCACAGTACATGCATTAGGATTTACTCCTAAGAGCCTGACAAGTATTTTTGTACAGGATGCGACAGGTGTTATATACAGACCCACAACAGACTACACAGTTAGTGGCAGTGATATTACTTTTGCAACTGCGCCTAGTGTTAATGTTACAGTGTCAGAAAACTTTAGTTACAAATATATTGCTACACTTACCGCAAGTGGTGGAGATGCTGGCGATCAGTTTGGTGCTAGTGTTTGGACAAGCACAGATGGTACACAAACAGTAATCGGCGCTCCTAGTCATGATAACGCAGGAGAGGATAGTGTTATAAATTCAGGCGCCTCTTACGTGTTTGATAGAACTGTAGAAGCATTTAAAGGAGACGGTAGTACAACAGCATTTACTACAATACGCTCAATGGATGCAGATGTTAACAAAACAACTGTTAACCGGGTGTTACAGGATCAGCGCAAAGGCGCTGATGCATATTGGGACTACTCAGTATCAGGAACAACTCTAACATTTAACATTGCGCCGAGCTCAGGTGCAATTATAAAAGTCGACACAAATACGTTTATACAAATGCAAAAGATGGCAGAGCAGACTGCTAACACACGTGGTGTGGGTAATAGTTTTGGTAAGACTGTGCTAATTTGTCCTACAGACTGTTCGATATACATTGGAAATCCAAGCGACGATCCAAGAGAACTACGTAACTCAGGCAGTGTTGATCGCTATGTTAATCAGGGTCGAGTATACGGCTTAATAACAAGCACCAAAACTAGCCCCACAGTGACAGCTACTGATAGTATCAGAATAAACGACTTTGAGGTTGCGTTTACAGGCACAACTATAGATTCTGTTAAGACAGATATTAACAATGCTGGTATTGCAGGTGTATCTGCCAGTGTTACTAGTGGTGTGCTTACAGTTACAAGTACAAGCACTATCGAATTACAAAAGTTAAAAGTATTACCAGGCGTAGGCACAGGATTAATTGATTTAGGCTTAACAGTATTTTACTACACACAATCAATACTAGCGCCCAAAGGTTCTTCCAACAGTAATTTTGGTGACACCATTGCAATAAGTGATGATGCAACCAAGTTGTTTGTCGGTGCTCCTAACTGCACTATGAGAGTTAATGTACAGTTTGATGTTGACGCTGTTGATAACAAACCAGATACAACTTTTGATATAGATAGCACAACATTCTTTGATACAAATCCTAACTCTGGCGCAGCCTACGTGTACGAATTTTTAGGTAATCCTCGCAATCTCGTTACTGATCCTGGACAGTTTGACTTTGTGCAAGAACTAGAAGTTAGTTCTGCAACTGACAACATGGCGGCAGAAGATCGGTTCGGTGTTAGTATTAGTGTTAGAGGTAATTACGCTGTAGTTGGGGCCGAGCAAGATGACGAGCAAGGCATTGACGCAGGCGCAGTATATGATTTTGATAGTACAGGTGTTGGTGGTTGGAAAGTACTTAGATCTCGAACTAGTCAGATAGAACCAAGAGTTATTAATAAAGCATATCTCTATAATAGAGTTACTAAAGAAATATCTACATACTTAGATGTTTATGACCCTGCTAAAGGAAAGTTTATAGGTTTAGCAAGCCAAGAGACAGACTACATTTCTGAAGTAGATCCTGCCACATACTCTACCGGTTGGTCAGGTTTTAATAAAGGCAAGTATTGGTGGGACACCAGTACTGTTCGTTATATAGATTACGAACAAGGAGATTACCTCTATAGATCAAATAACTGGGGATCTAGTTTTCCTGGCAGTGTCTTTAATGTTTATGAATGGGTAGAAACTGATGTGCTTCCTAGCAACTATGTAAGTGCAGGATACAACGGAGTCCCAAGAGACGAGAACAACATAGACTATGTTACAAAAACTAAAAACGACACAAGTACAGGCGCTTCTACTCCAATTTATTGTTATTGGGTAGGTCAAAGAACAGTGACAGACAACATAACTAAGAGTCTAACAATCAGTCAGGTAAATGCATTGCTGACAGATCCCTTCAATCAGGGAGTTGCACATATAGCTATAATGGACAAGAACCTAATAGGTATGTTTAATATACAATCTTATATAGATTCAGATAATGTAATCCTGGGTATAAATTATGACACAAGTTATAATGAAGCAGTCTTACACAACGAATACCAACTCGTGCAAGAGAACAAAGCAGATGCCGCATTGCCTAATAACATTGTTGAAAAACTATACGATAGTTTGTGTGGTGAGGACGTATACGGAAATGCAGTACCTCAGACAGGCTTAGTAAAAACTGAGCGGTATGGAATAAACATTAGACCTAGACAGACTGTGTTTGTGGATCGAGGCAATGCATTAGAAGCATTGTTTAGGTATGTTAACATTGTTATGACAGAAAATCAGGTGTCTGAATCGAGAGACTTAACCAGGTTATTATCTAAAGAGCCCACACCTACTAAAGCAGTTGGTGGTTGGACAGAAAGTTTAAACAGTTATGCAGAGCTACTGTTCTTAGATCAAGACTTATTCAGCGACGGGTACAAAGTACTCGTACTAGCAGATGAACAAAATAATGCAGGTGGTTGGTCACTATACGAATTAGATGTAGTTGATTCAAGCACACGCATATGGTTGCAGATAGATAAACAGTCATACGATACAACAACGTACTGGGATTATGCAGATTGGTATGCGTCAGATCATGATTTAACAACTATACCAGACCACAATGTGACTGATAGAAATGCAGTTGCAGGGCTTACTAATTTATCTGTAGGAGATATAATTAATGTTACAAACAGGGGTAACGGTTTATTTGAAGTGCTTCGTGTTAAGGATGACTTAACTACAGAAGTAGTGGGATTAGAAGACGGCACCATACAGTTTAAGTCTACAATTTGGTCAGAAGTACAATCTGGGTACTGGGACGATTATAATATTTTTGCTACAGGAGCACAATCAGGAATACAACAAGTAGGTGCTAATATTAATAATGTATGGGGCATAGGCAGTGGAGACGCAGGCTATGGACAAACAAATATCATAGTACCTAAAGCAGAGGATAGTGAACCATCAACTGAAGAATGGAGTGCTATGTTCACTATTAATAATAGTATAGGAAGTCATCAGGACACAGCGATGTTGGCTATGTCCTCAGATGATTTAGAACTGGACTTAGATGATATTAGTACAAACATAACTAATATTCACACAAACAGATTGGTTGCAAAAACAACCAATGTCGGTCGGTTAACAAACATAGATAGCACAGGATCCTGGAGTGATAGTGCAACTCAGGTAATAAGATCGGTATTCAATGATCCCGACAAGACACGTTATTTCTTTAATGCTGGCGGTTACATTGCAATTGCACCCACAGTTACAGGTTATACAGATGATGCCAAAGCACGTAGTTGGGTTGCACTTACACAGATGAGTGGCACAATAAAATTAAACGCACAAACAACCACAGTTACGGGAGATAGCACAAGTGCTACTGTAACAGAAACACACACAAGTAGTACAAGTGTTGTAGGTTCTAATATTGGATATTATGATTTAACTTCGGTAGACCAATTAATTTTCGAGAAAACGTTAACCACAGCGGGAAGTCCGTATATAAGTGCCACAGCAAACAACGTAAAAATTTATGCAAAAACAAATGGCACAATTGGCAATAACACTGACAACGGAACGATAATTACATTTACAGTTGTTTTGTCTGATGCGTCAGACGATTCAACAGGTGCACCAACAGACACAATGGACGGAACAGTACGATCAGCAGTTACGTATTACGAACCAAGCGCAACATACATAAGCAAAACCTGGTCAGTGCCTGCAACAAGTTTGTACAGTAAAACACATGAATAAAGGAAATTAAATGGCCGTAGGATCAACAGAGATTAGAAATATCTTAGAGGCATTAGAAAATGATATTTTCATTAAAGATCTAAGTATTGAACACCGAAATATGTTCTTTGTTCTTATTAGACAAATCTTGTCTGAGCAAACTTCTGTTGATTATGCATTCAAGACTAGTTTATTAACGGTATTACACAAGTTAAGAGACCTTGACCAAAATCCTAGTTATCAGAAAGACAACCAGACATATTTACAGGATTACATTAATGAGGTTAAACCTTACCACACAAAGATAAGGGAATACCTACTTAATTATACTAAGTTAGAGAATAACTACGTAGGCAACAGTGACTTTGATTTGCCAGCATATTACCACACCACTGTAAACCGGTTTAGGAGTCCTAGTGGAGAGTTTACTGTTGACCCGGATCTACTGTCAACACAACCAGAATATACAGACTGGAACACTCACCACAAGTATCAAGTACAGAGCATTGATATCTACCAAGGTGGAGTAGGTTACACGCAAACTCCCACAGTAACAATTACAGGTGGGGGAGGCACCGGCGCAACGGCTACAGCAAGAATAGTTAACGGTATAGTAACATCTATAACTATGGTCACCAGAGGAGTCGGTTATACAACTACTCCAACAGTAACTATAGGACCTGCACCTATTACGGGAACAACAGCAAAGGCGTATGTACAATTAGGCAACAACACACTTGTAAGAACTTTTAGTAATACATTAAAATTTGACCGTATTACTTATAGCCATACTATTAACGACTGGGCCGCTAGCACGGCATACGCTGAAGACGATTATATTAGATACCTAGGCAAAGCGTATCAAGCCACAACAGGCTTCACTAGTGGAAGCACGTTTAGTTTAACAAACTTAACAGAACTAGGTGGTAGCGAATTCGAAAACGCCAATGATAGGATTATGGCATTATACAATCCTACTAGTGGAATGTTGGGTAGAGACCTAACTCAGTTAGTTGATGGATTAGAATATCGAGGCGTTCTCGTGCAGGACCTAAACACAACATACAGTGATGCAAGCAGTATTGAAGCAAGTACGGACTATTACGATACTTTTATTAGTAGTACGTTCGTAGACGCAGATGGCTCATCTGTAACGCTAGGGTTAAAGGCAGAAGATATTAATATAGATGGCGCCGCATTTGTTGATGAGTTCAGTTCGTTTGCTCCGCAGGAGTTACTACCTGGCAGAGTTTTTGATACTTTAGACATACAGGTATATCAAACATCTGGCAACGATATCGAATCAGACGGTAGCGGAAGTCTGCAACACTTAATAACTCATACCGGAGACGGAAGCGCAACAACGTTTAGTTGGGCAAGTGCTCCTGGGGGCCACCAACTCTTTGTTTACACTCAAACTCGAGGTGACCTACACAATCCTACGCACTACACAACAGATTACACTAATAGAACAATAACTTTAGGAACTACTCCAGTTGCCGGTGACATTGTATTCATTTATGTTATGGATATTGTTGGAAATAATGAAATTTTTACCGGTGAATATGCCGGAGACGGAAGCACAACAGATTTTATTGTTAATGCTGACTATGCATTAACAATAAATACGTTAGTACTAGTAGACAACGTAGAGACAGCACACACTGTAGTTGATAGCGATCCAGGACAAGCAATTATTAGGTTTAGTCCTGCTCCGTTGGCAGGAACACACATTGACGTCCACGTGCATAATGGTGCAACGGGCGTAAGAGATGTTTCTTACCCACATTCTCAATATGAGACACTGACAGGTGGAACATACCCAACTGACTATACAATAACTCTAGACAAAGAATTACAATATGAAGGTCCGTTGAGTGCGATGCTTATCTTAGAGCTAAATGGAACAAGATTACGCCCATCTAATAATGCTTATTATACCGGTGATGGATCAACCACAGTGTACACAGTAAGTGGCAGTGATGGAACATTAGATCCGGATACGGTTGCAGACAACGATGTAGAAGTGTATAATAATGGTACGAGACTTGTGCAAAATATTGATTATACACTAGCACCGAGTGACGGTAGTAGTTTACGTTATATTACATTCATTACAGCACCAGTAAGTGGCAACAGAGTTGTTATATCTTTACTAACAGGACAACAATTTAGAATTAATTCAAGTAGCGAGATTTTATTAGACAGTGGCTTAACTTTAGCGGCAGGTAATACTATAACTATACACACTTTTGCTAACCATGATCCGCTACGTATGAGAACACAGGTTTTCGTTGGTACTACAACAGGTACAACAACAGTTACAACAGGGTATGATGAACTTGGGTATGAGGCAGATACTTTTGACGGAGAAACGTCATTAGTTGTTACAACACCTGAATATACCTTAAGCAGAGGCGTAACAAATGCAACTTTTCTCTGGGTTGCTGTAGATGGTGTTAGAATACACCCAACAGTGGACTTTGAAATAACTGGCACTAATAAGATATTATTGGGAGACCACTTAAATGTAGCTGGTGATACAGTAATAGCAGTAACGTCGTTTACTGAAAACGTAAGACCAGATGCATTTGGATTTAGAATAGGGCAAGATATATTAGGCAATGTAATTTACAAACGTATTAGTGACCAAGAGGCTACTACATTGTCTAGAACGCTACAGATTACAGATACTGAAATACACGTTACTAATGCAAGTGTTTTACCAGATCCAGGTATAACAGCCAACGATCCAGGCATTGTGTATATTGACAGTGAACGAATTACATATTATGCAATAGACAAAGCAAATAACACATTATCGCAGTTAAGAAGAGGAACATATGGTACAGGCGCAAAAAATACTCACCTGGCAGGCAGTACAGTGCAGGATGCAAGTACACAGCAGAATGTACCAGCTACAACAAAGATATGGTATGACATAGATGCAGGAGGCCAGGTTGGTCCGGACGGAAGCACACTGGTGGTTAAGACTACAGCAGGTAAAAGTTTGGGTACAGCAACAACTACACAGGCTAAATTCCTAAGAGATCGAACAGCATTTTACCAAGGATAAATACTAATATGGAAGAAAATAAGCAGGATAATATGACTACTGAACAACAAGAAAAGCCCAATGAGGACTCTGGAATCCATATAGAAGGCCACATAAAAATTCATGATCCAGACTCAGGTGAAGTATTTGTGGATAAACGTAATGCTATTCATTACGAGAACATCAGTGAAGCACTAGCACTAAGTTTATCAAACAAAACCACTGGATTTATTCATGAGATGCACTTTGGCAACGGTGGCACAAGTGTGGACCCTACCGGGGTAATTACATATTTGCCAGCAAACAACACAGGTCAAAATTCTGACTTATACAACCAAACTTATTACAAAGTTGTAGATGATAACTCCAGTTTAAATACAGACCCCACCAGAAATAAAATTGAAACTAGGCACACAGCGGGCAACAATTACACAGATATTCTAGTAACTTGTTTATTAGATTATGGAGAACCTAGCGGACAAAGTGCATTTGATAACACCTCCAATTTAGATGAGGAGTATGTTTTTGACGAACTAGGGCTTAAGAGTTGGGTAGGGACAATTGCTACAGGCAAATTACTAACACACGTAATTTTTCATCCAGTGCAAAAATCATTGAATAGATTAATACAAATTGACTATACTGTTAGAATTCAGAGTTTAACTAACTTAACCGGTGTTGCATAATGAGTTATACCATTAATAAGACAGATGACACTATCTTAACTGTAGTTGAAGATGGGACATTGGACACAACAACAAACTTAAGACTGATTGGCAAGAATTACAGTAATTTTGGTGAAGTTTTTAATGAAAATTTAATTAAACTACTGGAAAACTTCAGTAATGCCACTTCACCAACGACCCCACTTGAGGGGCAGCTCTGGTGGGATAAGAGTAATGATAGACTTAGCGTCTACAACGGATCTGTTTTTAAATCACTTGGTGTGGTAGTTGTGCAATCATCTACCCCTGCAAGTCAGCAAGCAGGAGATTTATGGTATAACACCACAAACGAGCAGTTGTATCTAACAGACGGAAATGCTCACAAACTATTAGGCCCGCAATACACAGATTCACAAGGGCAAAGTGGTATATTTGTTGAAACATTACAAGATAGCACAACAACAAGTTATGTTGTTAGTAAGGTCATGCAAGCAGGGGTTGTTATAGCATATATATCAACGACAACATTTACTCCTAGTCCTAGTATTAGTGGCTTTGCAGAGATAAAAGCAGGCTTAACTTTTAGTGCTGATTATTCGTCAATGAAGTTCCAAGGAACTGCCACAAGTGCAGATCAGGTCGACAGTTTAGATAGTTCAAAATTTATGCGACTAGACCTGGCGAATGTAGCAACAGCAAAGTTAACAATTAATAATAATGCTGGTATGGTGCTGGGCTCAAACGCATTTGTGACTCAGGAAATACAAGACGATGATTATATAGTAAAAAATGAAGCATTAAACAAAGATATTATTTTTCAGGCCAAAGACAGTTCTACATTATCTACTTTACTGACACTAGATGGTAGCACTGGTAATGTTATAGCAACTAATACATTGTCAGCGGCAATCCTTTCAGCAGGAACTATAACGGCATCAGGTGTACTTACTGGAGACACAGTTGTGGGTACATTGACGACAGCGGCACAGCCTAATATCACAAGTATTGGTACATTGGGAAGTTTAGCAGTCACTGGCACAGTAACTGCAAATACATTTAGTGCAACAACATTAACAGGAACGTTAAGTACAGCGGCACAGCCTAATATCACAAGTATTGGTACATTGGGAAGTTTAGCAGTCACTGACACAGTAACTGCAAATACATTTAGTGCAACAACATTAACAGGAACGTTAAGTACAGCGGCACAAACAAACATTAATCAAATTGGAACATTGAGCGGACTACAAGTATCTGGTTCAGCAACGTTTAATAATGGTATCAATGTTGCAAGTGGGGTAATTAGTGGTACACTAGGCTCTGCGTCACAAACAAATATCACAAGCGTTGGCACACTAGGCGGGTTAACTGTAAGTGGCACAGCAACAATAACTACACTGGCGCTAACCAATGACTTAGCAGTTACAGAAGGCGGCACAGGCGCAAGCTCAGCCGCAGACGCAAGGACGAACTTAGGTGCTGTTAATATTGCCGGCGATACATTGACAGGTGCATTAACATTATCTGGTGTACCAACAGCAACAGGGCATGCCGCAACAAAAGGTTACGTAGATAGTGCTGTATCAGACACGTTGGGCTCATACGCACTTAAAACATATGCAGATCAAACAGCCAAGTGGCAGGGTTCCAACAAACATGTTGAAACAAGTGCGCCTACTGGCAGTGATGGTGTCGATGGTGACATCTGGTTTGTTAGGGAAGCATAATGTCCACTAATGTTTATGTAAAAGTAGCAGGATCACAAAAACAGGTCACAGCAATTAAGACCAAGGTAAGCGGAACATGGAAGAACATTACTGCCGCTTATGTTAAAGTAAGTGGAACCTGGAAACAAATTTTCTCAGGTTAGAATCGTAATAAATATAAGATAAATGGAGTAAACTATAAATGGCTTATACAATTAACAAAACAAGTGGGGCGGTGTTAACAACAATCGCTGATGGTACTATCGACACCACTTCAGACTTAACCTTAATTGGCAAAAATTATGCTGGTTACGGTGAGTTACAGAACGAAAACTATGTGAAGTTGTTAGAAAACTTTGCAAATACTACACAACCAGGAACGCCTATTGCAGGACAACTTTGGTACGATACTACTACCAGTCACTTAAAAGTGTACATCAGTGGTGCTGTTGGCTTTAAGCGGTTGTCAGCAATTACAAGTACTACTAGTACGCCCACAAATAACACAACAGGTGATTTATGGTGGAGCAGTACTGACAAGCAGTTGAAAGCATACGACGGGTCAGCATTTATTCTCGTTGGTCCACCCGCTACAGCAGGCGCAGGAACATCAGGCGCCATTGTTGAGACAGTCACCGATACTCCGGGTGCAGTGGATCATGTCGTTATTAAGAACTATACTAGTAACACAGTAGTTAGCATTATCAGCAAGGATGGAACATTTACCCCAGATCCAAGTATTACAGGATTTAGTACTATTAAGCCAGGTATTAATCTTGCAAGTACAGGAACTATTGCAGGTATCCAACTAACAGGCACAGCAAGTAATGCAGACTTGTTAGATAGTCTAACTAGTACACAGTTTTTACGTGCAGACGCTAACGACTCAACATCAGGAACACTGAGTGTACTTAACGATACAGGATTTATTGTTGGTGCTGACAGTGACGTAAAAATCAGTGTTAGTGGCAGTGATGCAACAATTCAAAATCAAACATCAGATGGAGACATCTACATTAAAGTTAACGATGGTGGTGTACTTACTACGGCATTAACAATAGATGGTGCTACATCAACTTTGTTAGTAGCAAGTGATCCTACAACAGGACTAGGTGTAGCAACAAAGAACTATGTAGACAACATTATCCTAACAGGTAATGCACTAGCAAGAAACGGCGCAAACACTATAAGTGGAAATATTTTACCAGACACTAATAATACTCATAATTTGGGTGCATCGTTAACTAAGTTTGCTACAATATATGCAACAACATTTAACGGAACATCAACACAAGCGCAATACGCTGACGTGGCCGAACGCTTCCACGCTGATGATGTTTATACACCTGGTACAGTAGTTGCACTAGGTGGTGTTAATGAAATTACTAGAGTATTAGACGATGCATCAGAAGATGTATTTGGTGTTATTAGTAAACAACCAGCACACTTGATGAATGCTGGAGCAGGCACAGATGAAACACATCCTGGTGTTGCTCTACAAGGTAGGGTACCAGTACAAGTGCTAGGTAAGGTAAATAAAGGTGATAGATTAATTTCAGCTGGAAACGGACTTGCAAGAGCAGGTACTCGTTCAGAGATCACTTCTTTTAACGTAATTGGTCGAGCATTAACAAGTAAAACTGATGATGGCATCGGCGTAGTAGAAGCAGTAGTCCAATTGAATTCATAAGGATGTAGTATGGCATACCAAACCGGAGACACGATATTAGATGACGAATACAATGTATTTGCCACAGGATTAATAGGCGGTGGCTCCACAGATAGTGCAAACATAAACAATGTCTGGGGCATCGGACAAGCAGACAGAGGTTACGGCCAGGCAACTACACTGAGTGCTGTTACAGCAGGATCCACAGTAACTGCTACACAATGGTCTACTATGTTAGCTCGTGTCACTAGTGCGGCAGACCATCAGGGATCTAGCATTTCATCTATGACAAATCCTAGTGCTACAGACATTATTGAGGTTATCGGCACAATTAGTGCCAATGTTAGCACTATACACACTAATAGGAAAACTGCTGTAGCAACCGGTTCTAGTACAACATCAAACATAGATAGCACAGGATCCTGGTCAACACAGGCACAACAAATTATTACACTTACGTGGGCAGATGCAGATGAAGTAAGATATTTCTTTAATGCAGGTGGATACATACATATTAATCCCACAGTTATTGGCTACACAGACGATGCAAAAGCACGTAGTTGGGACGCATTGGTACAGATGGCAGGAAGTCTACAGTTTAAGTCAGACGCTACAACAGTTACTGGAGAATCAAATAGTATTACAGTTACAGATGCCCATGCATCAAGTCCTGCATCCGTAAGTGCGTTAGGTTATTATGACCTAACTACAAGCAATCAATTGCTGTTTGACAAGACATTGACTACATTTGCTAGTCCTTATATTGTAAATACAGCAAATAACGTTAAGGTTTATGTGAAATCAAATGGGACTCAGGGGAGTTTTAGTGACAACGGAACAATTATTACAGTTACAATAGATTATAATGACGCAAGTGAGGATAGTACCTTTGATAAGACTGAATATAGTGACTTAGATATTATGGATGGCACAGTACGAAATGAAATTTCTAGTGTTCCACCTAGCACAACATATTTGACTCAGAGTTGGTCTAATCCAACAATTGCGTTGGGTAGTAGTACACATACATAATAGGAAGAAATAAAGATGGCATACCAAACCGGTGATACAATACTAGATGACGAATACAATGTATTCGCTACAGGGCATACTGGAGGAACGGCAACCGACAGTGCAAATATTAACAACATTTGGGGAACTGGGACAGGAGACCGGGGTTACGGTCAGTCTGGAACATTATCAGCAGTTACAGCAGGCAGTAACGTAACTGCAACACAGTGGGCTACGGCTCTTTCAAGAATAACCACAATGGGCAGTCACCAAGGGTCTAGTTTAACTTCAATGACTTCTCCTAGTGCAGGAAATGAGATTGAAATCATAGCCGCAATTAGCACAAACATTAGTACATTACATAGCAACAAAACTAATGCGGCGGCCCAAGGATCAACTGCTTCTTCAACCTTTAACTCGTCAGGCAACTGGACAGTAAGTAATATTCAGGAAGTAACTTTTACATTTAGTTCAGCAGATCAAGCAAGATATTTCTTTAATGCAGGTGGTACAATTGTATTAGATCCGCAAATGGTAGGTTATACAGATGATGCCAAAGCAAGATCCTGGAACGCATTAACACAGATGGCTGGGTCTCTGGTATACAGTGCAAACGGTAGCGTTATAAGTGGTGGTGCCGATTCTATCACAGTTACAGAAGCACACACAAGCTCTCAAGTCACATTAGCAACTACTATTGGTTATTATGACATGACCACAGGTTATCAGACAATACTTCAAAGAGATTTAACATCAGCTGGTAGCCCGTACATTAGTGGTGCCGCAAACAATATTAGGATTGAAGCAAAATCTAACGGCGCACAAGGATCAAACAGTGATAGTGGCAGTATTGTAACATTTAAGATTAGCTTCTTAGACGCTTCAACAGACCAAACTTATGATAAGCCAGAATATGATCCTCTTGACATAATGGACGGTGATGCTAGGGTTGTGGCCAGCAATGTCCCACCAAGTGCAACGCATTTAACTACTACTTGGGGCACAGTCACAATGGCACAAGCAACGGCGGCAGTCGCATAACTTAGTTTTACAAATAAACACAAATTTGGCACTAGAAATAGTGCCATTTTTGTATTGACTATTCAACAATATTAATGTAAAATACCAACATGGACAAAGTAGATAAATTAGAACAGTTCGCACAGGCTCGTTTCGAACTTGCTGTAGCAAAAAAGAATCTTAAAGAACGTATAGATTCAGATCTATACGTTGCACACAATGGTGGTATGTTTAAGGCAGATCAAGGTCTAATAGCATTTCTAAATGCCTGGGAAGAGGACACTATCTATATGGTAGACACCTACGAAAATCCTATTCAGGTACAAAGAACAACATTATTAGAATATGCTAAACAATCATACCAACAAAAGATTAATGCATACCATGTAGAATATGAGCAACTCAAACAAACCAGGCGAGCAACCCAAGTCTAAAGGTGTACTAATGTTCGCACGTAATTCTAAACTGGATTACATGCGCATAGCACAACATAATTGTGGATTGATAAAAGAACATTTACAGTTACCAGTAGCAGTAATTACTGACACCAAGACACGTGATGAATCAGACACCACCATGTTTGACCATGTCATCATGGATAATACTGAAGACACGAACAAAAGGGTGTTTTACTTTAACGGCGAATCATTGTCAACTCCCTGGATAAATGGCAGTCGCAGTGATGCATATGACCTAACGCCTTTTGATCGGACACTTTTACTAGATGCTGACTACTTGATAATGTCAAACAACTACAAAAAATTGTTTGATCTGGATATTGAATTTACATGTCACTACAGTGTGTTAGATGTTACCGGGCAGAACTTATATAACTCCGACAAGAGGTTAAACAGTTACACTATACCAATGGTATGGGCAACAGCAGTTTTGTTCGACAAGTGCAACTTTTCAGAAAATGTATTTACGATGATGAAGTTAGTTAAAGAACACTGGGAGTATTATTCATCACTATACCAATTTAACCGCAAAGTATTTAGGAACGATTTTGCACTTAGTATAGCATTACACATACTGGGAGGCTATGGCACAAATACATATAGCATACCATGGGCATTGCCCACACTGACATCTAGAGCAAAGATCATTGACTACAATGAACGTGGGATAAAATATGTCTACGAAAAACAAAAGCATAACTATGTAGGCAGGGTCCGACAAGACATACATATTATGGATAAAAAGTCGTTAGTGGATTTTATATGACATCAGGGTACGTGACAATAGCACAGAACAATAGTACTACTGACTACTTAGAGTTAGCGTATCTGCAGGCTCTGAGTATTAAACTAACACAGAAAAAATATACCAACTATGCAGTACTGGTTGATAAACAAACCAGACTGGCAATGAAGGAAAAGTACCTGGCTGTATTTGACCATGTAATTGATTTACAACAGGACGATGCCGTCGATGATGACTGGAAACTGGCCAACGAATGGCAGGTGGGTCCATTGACTCCCTTCAAGGAGACAGTAAAAATTGAATCAGACATATTATTAACCACCAACATAGATCATTGGTGGTCTGCAATGCAGGAGCGTGAGGTCTGCATTTGTACAAATATACGAGACTGGGAAGGCAACATCAATAACACGATGACTTACCGTAAATTGTTTGTGGAAAATAATTTATTAAACACGTACAACGGATTTAGTTATTTTAGGTATGGGCATACCAGTCAGGAGTTCTGGCGGCAACTAAGGTATGTATACCAACATTGGCCAAGATTCAGAGATAGAATACTTAAAAATTGTAGGGAAGATAGGGTTAGTACCGACGTTGCATATGCAGTAACAGCAAAGCTAGTAGGAGAAGAACGGTGTTATTTACCACATGCTATACCAAGTTTTGTGCATATGAAAGGTGCAGTTAACAGTTGGCATCCTAATTTAAACTGGCAAGATCATGTACTAGCACAGTTTGGCAATGATGGGGTGTTAAGTTTGAACACACAAAAGCAGATGTATCCTGTGCATTATTTTATAAAGGACAAAGAGTTTGTCAGACAAGCAATCCAAAGCCTGGAGCGAATTTTCCAAAGCCGTAACTGAGTTTATTCCACCTAAAGCTATTGTAGAAACATACAGAATATATTATAATAGTGAAGGAGAAGTAACTAAGCAAGTTCATAATGAACCGGGAGACCCCACTGGTCCTTGTTTGGAAATGAACTGGAACGAATATAATACAGTTATGCATAAGTTACATAACTGTATTATTAAGGACGGCACGATAACAGATATACCACATAAGGTAAAGACTAAATTACTAAAACCAAGCAATTCAGGCTACAGTGTTATGCGTAACAACCTAGCATTTCCTGATGACAACAATCCGGAGTATTGGGACCATGGACATTATTGATGTAGCAGATTTAGATGTCATATTTTTAACGTATGACGAGCCCAAGAAGGAAGAGTTCTGGATTAAAATACAAAACATAGTACCTTGGGCCAAACGTGTGGACGGTGTGCAAGGCAGTGATAATGCACACAAAGCCGCAGGTGAAGCAAGTGACACATATAGGTTTGTGTTAATAGACGGTGACAACTTGCCTGATCCAGACTTCTTTAACATACAGTTAGAGCTAGATGATACAAATCGAGACTGTGTGTTTAGATGGAGAGCCCGCAATGAGATAAACGGACTTATGTATGGCAATGGTGGTATCAGTTGCTGGACAAAAGACTTTGTTGCCGATATGCGCACACACGAAAACTCAGACGGTAGTGATGATACCGCAGTGGAGTTTTGTTTCGACAAACGATATTTGGCAATGCATAATTGTTATAGTACTACCTATCCTAACCAAACACCTTTTCAAGCATGGCGAGCAGGATTTAGAGAAGGTGTAAAGATGTGTTTGGATCGTGGAGTTAAACCATCGCTGTTGGAGTTTGATAAAAAAGTAAACAATAGGAATTACGATCAGTTATGTATTTGGCAAAGTGTTGGACAGGACATAACTAACGGCATCTGGGCAATGTATGGCGCACGACTTGGTACTTACATGACCATGTTGGAAGACTGGCCTTACAAGCGTGTACAAGACTTTGTGGAACTAGAAAAGTTATGGGAGTCAGTTAAAGACAACGACCCAGTAGAACACAGTAAGATATTGGAAACTGTTCTATCAAAACGATTAGGACTGCCAATTGTTACACTAGATGCAGAGCAAAGTAAATTTCTAAAGCATCACCTAACCGGAAAACATTTTAACATAAAGCCCATGACCAGAGAAATAGACATTATCAGGATTGTTGAAGGCTGGTAATGGAATTAGCAGAGTTAACCGATGATCGAGTAAACTTACTCGTAAGCAAACAAGACAGGTGGTATTGTGACACCAATGCTGGAAGATTGTTTGACATCAGTTGTGGCAATCAGACATTTATCTGGGGATACAACCACTGGAATATACTCTGGGCAGTACATGGTATAACAAATAAAGTATCATGGGTAAACTACAAGGCAAGCGAAAGCACCGAGTCTGTAGATTTACTTGCCAACAATATCACACAGGAAAGTGGATTACACAGTGTAGCATGGGCAGTTAGTGGTACTGATGCCGTAGAGCTTGCGTTTTACCTTAAAGATTTGTATTTTAAAAAACATAATCCCAATAGACAGGAAATAATATGTTTTGCACCAGGGTATAGTGGTACAAGTCTTTTGCCTAGTATATTACGTGGTGAATTCGAGGTTCCCTGGTGCCACATTGTGGATACTGGTATATGGCCAACTATAGTCGCAAGACAACATCATGAAAATGCCGCTTTACAACAGGTAGAGGATCTATTAAAGAATAATCACAATATCGGCACAGTGTTTATGGAGTCCATACCCTGGATAGAAAAATTGCGCCCCTGGTCGGATTCCTGGTGGCATGAAGTGCGTAGGTTGTGCGACAAGTATGAATGTTTACTGATTGTTGATGATGTCATGGGCGGCTATGGTAAAACAGGTACACGATTTACACACAATGCACAGGGCATCTTACCTGATCTGGTAATAAGTGGTAAAAGTATTACTGGTGGATACACACCACTAAGCACAGTGTGTATGAGCGAGGATATCACAAGATCAGTAAGTGCGAAGTTTGGTTTTAGTCACACCTGGAGTCCTAACATGGCAGGAGTTGATGCCGCAAACTGGATCTGGAGACATTGGCCAGAAGAAACAGCCTTTAATAATATTACTTCTAGGTTCAACAGTTTAATTACTGAGAGGCTAACAAAGGGTCACATTAAACAAGGCTGGCACAAAGGTATTTTGTGTAGTGTTGAGCTAGTTAACCCAATAACACAACTTAAGTTGTTAGAGAGTGGAATAATGCCCAGCGGATTAGGATGTTATTATGACAATAATCATTTAACATTATGTGTTCCTGTCGGTATAGAAGATAATGGTTATTGGGACGAGTTAAACGAAAGGTTAGACAATGCGTTTAGCAACACATGAACAACAAAATCATCTATTAATCTGGATTAAACGTTTAGTAATGCCTTACGAAGAATTAGGCGGCAATCGTGTTTGTCCTTATGCACACCTGGCTAAGATGCGAGCAGTTAATGTACAAATTAGAGACCTTAAAGAACTGCCAGACATTAAGTGTGATGTACTGATACTAATCTGTAGTGAACAGAAGTTAAGTCATAACAACCCGCTGACACACAACGAACTAAAAGAGCATTGTGCTAGATTAGCAGAACAATATCCTGATATGATATTTTTACCTGACAGTGAAAAAGAAACACACATTAACGGTGTGCAGACTAATAACGGCAAGTATAAGTTAATACTGTGTCAAAATAAACAGAAACTACTAGGCGCACGTACGCAGTTAGCAAAAACAGATTATTATACATTTTGGGAACCAGAATACTTAAAGGAGATTGTTGGTGACAGTCTGGACTGAATGGGATCCACTTGAAGAAGTTATAGTAGGAGATTGCAGACCTACATATCCAGGCGTGCCTGAGTTAGATAAAATACTAACAGAAACAAAAGAGGATTTAGATAACTTAGCCAACTACTTAACTAAGTTAGGCATTAAAGTACACCGCCCAACAATAGGCGATCTACAGCCTAGTCAAATATATCCTATTGTGCCACGTGATCAGTATTTGGTATATGGCGATTGTGTATACCAAACATATACAAGTATGAAGGATAGATACTGGGACGGCTTATGTTATTATGATGTATTTGCACAACTGTTTATGCAAGGACATAACTGGTTAAGTCAGCCACCGCCTATACTAGAACAGTTATCCTACCAAATGGTTGCCACACCGTATCATCACGAATATAAAAATAAATTGTTATGGCACACTGCTACAATGTTTAAGGCAGGTGATAGCATAATTATTAATGACTACGGTCCGGGTAACCAAAATGGGTATGACTGGATGGAGAGAAACTGTGAAGGCACTCTAGTAAAAAACGTAGACACAAGACAAGGTCGATGGGGCCACATAGATCAAGGCTTTTACATGACGGATGATGACACAGTGTTTTGTGTTGACATCTCGTGGGTACCACAATGCTTACGTAGCAAAACAATTATAGAACTAAACAATAGAACTTTCAAGTATAGTGAAAGTTTAAAAGACATACAACAGGGTAACAGGAAAAATTTATTTACGTGGCTGGAACAGTGGCAAGGACTCGCACAAGACACAGCATTTGAAAGTAACGTTTTAGTTGTGGACAGCGAAAACATTGTAAGTAGTATAGAGTTACCTGAAGTAGAAGCACATGGCATAACAGTACACCATGTTCCCGTAAGACACGGCATGTTTTGGGAAGCCGGTATACATTGTTTAACACTTGATGTTAGACGTAACGGATCAAAGAGAAGAGTAGTATGACAAAAGGCGATCAAAGCGAATTTATGTCAGCGGCAGAGGCCATGAAGGACCAGTTGGGTCCTAGTCTTTGCTATGCAAAATGGAAACAAGTAAGTTTGCACCTGCCCACAGGACTTAACAACAGTTGCTATCATCCACCGTTGCACAAAATACCTTTAGCGGCAATACAAAAGAATCCCAGCGCACTACATAACACAGAGCATAAAAAACAACAACGTAAGTTAATGATAGAGGGCAAGCGTCCTGAAGAGTGTAGTTACTGTTGGGCAATAGAAGATGCAGGTAACTTGAGTGATAGACATTATCGTTCAGGTGAGCCCTGGGCACAAATGGATCCTGCCACAATAGACTGGCAAGAAGATGTTATACCTAGTTATGTGGAAGTCAATTTTAACAACGCATGTAACCTTAGGTGCAGTTATTGTAGCCCACAGTTTAGTTCAAGTTGGGCAAAAGAAGTACAAGACAAAGGTGCTTACCCAACAATACAACCACACAATGCACCAGAACACTTTATGGGAGACAGGCGACCTGTTCCTAATAGAGAAGAAAATCCATATGTTGACGCATTTTGGAAATGGTGGCCAGAACTATACCCCAAACTAGAACACTTTAGAATGACTGGTGGTGAGCCACTAATGGATCGTAACACATACCGTGTGTTTGAGTACGTGTTAGCATTGCCTAAGCCTGATTTACATTTAAATGTTACCAGTAACTTCAGTGTTGAGAATGGTTTGTTTATCAAGTACATAGAATACGTTAAGAAGATGTGTTCGAGCAACTACTTAGAACACTTTATGCAGTATGTTAGTGTAGACAGCATGGGTGTACAAGCAGAGTACATACGTGATGGTTTAAAAATGCAACGCTTGACAGGATACGTAGAGCATTACCTACGTGAAGTTAAATACAAGAACAGTCTAACATTTATTATTACAATGAATAATTTAAGTGTTATCAGATTACAAAAATTGCTAGGCTGGATATTAGAATTGCGACGTCAACACAATAAAGAGTACAATAAAATTTGGTTTGATACTCCTTTACTTAGACAACCTGCTTGGCAGAGTTTACAAATACTACCAGAAAGTTATGCACAACGTCTAGACGAAGTTGCTGACTGGATGGAAGAGAATATAGAATACAGTACAGGTTTTAAAGACTTTGAGGTACAACGTATGCGAAGAACCATTGCTTGGATGCGAGAAGGCCAACAACTGGATGGAGAGTACATTAAACAACAAAAGAGAAACTTCTTTTTATTTTTCAATGAACACGATAAACGTAGAAATACAAACTTTTTAGAAACTTTCCCGGAAATGGAATCCTGGTGGTCAGAATGTAGGTACCATGCACAAGTTTAATGAAAACACCTGCCCAGCATTCTATGTAGATGCTACTGTAGATCCTGCAGGATCATATAGCCCATGTACTGCGCTGGGGGGCGGGGCATACAAATTTCCTAATAAAACTTTTAAGGAGATTTGGGCAAGCCCTGAACTTGAAGATGCTAGACAGCGATCCAGTAACGGCGAACAATTAGACATGTGTCAGAGATGTTGGTCGGAAGAAAAATTAGGACATAGAAGTGAAAGAGTAAATCAACTAAGTAGATTATCCTTGTTTGATTTTGTTAACACAGATTACACTAAAGGACCTAAAAACTTAAACATTAAAGTAAGTAATATATGTAACCTGCGTTGCAGAACATGTCAAAGTTACGACAGTTACTTGTACCACATAGAAGGCAAACACTATGAAGAAAAACATGGGTTGTCTAATACAATATACACCAGAGAAAAGTTTAAAAAACATTTTACAGATGAGCAGTTGGATGACCTATATAACTATGTTGATAACTTAGAAAAAATAGAACTGTATGGTGGGGAGCCACTGTTGGATAACATGGTTCCTAAACTGCTTACTCGCATTGTTGATTCAGGAAAAGCCAAAGACATAGACCTAAAGATAAGCACAAACTGCACACATAAGTTGACAGAAGCCTGGCGTAACATTTTACTTGGTTTTAAAAATGTAACTGTTAACATCAGTCTGGACGCAGTGGGCAAAAAGATAACCTACGTGAGACACCCAGCAGATTGGAAAATAGTATATAATAACCTATGTGATTTTATCAAACTAGAAGAACAGTCAAACTATAGTGTAAGTATCGTCCCTGTCATATGTGTAAGTGCTATTAATGTATGGGACTTTCATGAAGTATATGAACAGTTTGTAAAGTTTAAGATGTTTCACAATATTGAGATCACACCGTTTGTAATACTTGTACAGTGGCCCAGTTATTATTGCGTAAATGTAATACCAGACAAAATTAAACCTATTGTGCGTGAACATTTAGAGTCTCATGTAGAACTTATAGGAAAAAATAATGTAACGTCTATAGTAAAACTACTTGAAACAAAACCAAAGTTATTTGATGAATCAGAGTTAAATGTCAACACACCCTGGGACGAGTTTAAGTTTTGGACAAAAGAAAAAGACTTGTATAGAAATGAAGATTATGTTACAATATTTCCTGAGTATGGAAAAATACTCAATGACAATGGAGTATGGTAATTGAATGATTTAGAATTTAAGAAACAAATGTTAGACACAAAGTCAGCGAGCTTTTGTGGAGCGAAATGGTATAACGCCACCATATGGTTAGGCAGTGGCATGAGTACCAGTTGTCATCACCCACCAGCACACAAAGTTGATATTGAAGAAGTTAAGCGTAATCCCAAAGCAATACACAACACGCCCGAAAAGAAGCAAGACAGGGCGCAGATGCAGGCAGGAGAACGTCCGCCAGGTTGTGAGTACT